TTACACAAATCGCGAGTTGAGGCGGTGCGAGACCGCCCGGCGTTCGGCCTCTGTTAGCTTCGCCATAGCCCCAGCAAACAAGGCGTCATCCCGAGCCTTTTGCTGCATCAAGCTCTTGATGAATGCATGCTCGGTGTCACTTGGCACTTTCCATCCGAAGCTTTCCCACCGCCCTGTGTTCGGCTTTTGCGGCCCCACAAGCCGGATATCTACATCAGAGAACGCTGCCCGGTCGGGCGCATATTCCTGGCTCAAATTATCGATAGCGCTGCGATCGTCTGCCGACGCAGGAACAGAGCAGTCGTGCCTGAGCATATCCAAGGGGAATGGCCAGTGACCTCGCACCACATATTCAATTTGTTTCGGCATACCCATTGCCTCCATAATCTACGTAGCGTAGAATATACGTCACGTAGAAACCATGCAAGGATTATTTTCAACGTGACGTTGATGGCTTGCCGAGATGACGCAGGGCGGTTTACGGCGTCGGCCATGGATGGCGCGCCGTGGCAGATTCGAGCGAAAGAGGCAGGATTGAGCCAGCGCCTTCTAGCGCGCATAGCTGGGAAGCCTGACAACACCATCAGCCGGCAGCTACGGGAGCATTTCGGCCCCGTGCCCGGCTATCTGGTTGCGCTGATTATCGCTTGGGAAAATATGTCTGGCGACGCTCGCGAGGATTGGGTCCGCCAGGTCGAAGGGGAATTGGTCCGGCAGGAGCGCGGGAGCGTCTAAGCATCCTTCCGGTTCAAACGCTCCACCAGCGACGCCACCACATGCTCCTCATCGACATAGCGCCGCCTGATCTCTGCAACCTGCTGCTCTGACCATGCGACGATGCGGCCGATCTCCTGGTCGGTCAGGCCACGCCGTGCCAGCCATGTCGCATAGGTGCCGCGCAGATCGTGGATGCGCAGCGAGATATCGAAGCCTGGCGCCTTGTTCTTCGCCTTCTGGAAGACGCTGCCGAATCCGCTCTCGGTCCATGGCTTGCCTCGGCTGTTCTGCAGGATGGTGCCAGATTCCCTGCCGATCTCTTTCAACAGCGCGCGCAACTCATCGAAAATCGGGACGACCACGCGGCGTTTCCGTTTTGACGTGACGAACACGATAGCGCTCGGTCCGACATGCTCGACTGACACCTTGACCAGATCGCCAAGCCTCATCCCGGTCAGTGAAGCGAAGCGCAGTCCCTGCCAAAGCTCCTTGGAGCAGTGCGGCTCGATCGCGAGCCAATCCGCTTCGGTCCAGATGATGGCCGCGCGGTCGGACTTGTAGAGCATGGGGATGCCGGCGGCGACGTTGCGCTCTATCAGGCCCTCGGTGACTGCCCAGCCTAACAGCGTGGCGAGCATCACGACGGCCTTGTCAGCGGTGCGCGGTTTATCCGCCATTTCGGATCGCCAGGCCATCACATCGGCGCGCATCCGCTGATCATTCCAGACTGGATACGGGACTTTGCCGAAGCGCGGGCCGATCTTCTTTAGTTCGATCCGGTAGTCAGACTTGGTCCGATCTCCCAGCTCCTTATATTCCGGGCTGGCGAGATATGCGGTGATGATGCGGTCCAGATTGTCGGAAGCGGTTGCCGTCCTGTGCCTGCGCGCGTCGGCGGCTGCGTCCAGGATTTCCGGCGTGATAGTCGGGCGCTCGCCTTCACAGCTATGGATCTGCGGGCCGCCCCGATAGGCATATACGTAGAAAAGCGCTGGCTTGCCGTCGCGCAGCTTGCGCACGACATGAAGGCCTGTCTCAACTTTGGTTTTGCGCTTTCCAGATGTCATATGCCGACTGGCCCTGTTCCTTCGCGGGCGGATAGATTGTCACCCCGTCAGGGCGAATGTCGATAGATCCGATCTGCATCCCAGCGTCACGGGCCGCCTTGATGAGGCGTTTGATCTCGGGAGACTTCGGAAATTTGAGCGCCTGGCTCGCCATTCACCCCTCCCCCACAAGAGCGGCGTCGATGGCGGCGCGGAAAGCGTAGCCGAATGGCCCACCTCCCGCATCAGGCTCTTCGGTCGGCGCCAGAGAATACATGTCGTTGCTTTTCCGGTAATAGGCGATGCTTGCCGCATCCAGCATCGCATCGGTCGGCTCGCGCATAGCCTTGATGGCTGCCTCTGCCTCCAGCGAAAAGCCCTCCCACATTTCGTCAATGTCGGATTCTGACGCGCCGGGATAGTTCGCTCCAGCGATTGCTCTGGCTACCCTTTCCTCCATGCTCTTCTCGCTCACGGCTTCACCTCCCGGATGGCGGGCGCGTCGGGAAGCGGGCGCCAGCAGGGTATCGCGATCAGTCATTGTCATATCCCCACATCTTGCTTTCATCGACGCCGAACAGGTTGAGACGCGCGCGCAAAATCCTTGCGCTCTTCCGGCGATCATCCCGTTCTCCGGGGTATTTCGCATCCATCACGGCATTCAGTTCGTGGTCGGTTTCCATGCTCACCAGATGGTCGCGCTCCCAGCGGCCGATAGGCCTGCGCCACCAGCCAAGCTTGCGGATCGGTGCGAACATCCTGCCGCGGAACCCGCCGCACTTCCGGCAGAAAGCCGCGCCGTTGGTATAGGTGCTGTGACCGGGCCGATGACGTCCCCAGACGTGATCGCACGCAATGTCACGCTGATACTTTTCGAACGCCTGCCGCTCGGCCGCAGCGATCGTCTCACCTTCACCACGGATAAAGCTGCCGGTCGGGAACGCCTCGAAGAACGGGACGGCAGGGATGATCCCATGTCCCCACTGGACCATGCAGTCATCCGGCCAAGCGCATGCCGGGGTGAATTCCGGATCTTTGCGAAGCATGGACGAAAAGCTATGTTCCGCCGTGCCTGGAATATGGTGCCGCGCGATCTTCATGGCTTCGCTTCCTCCCTACTCGCCGGATCCACATCATCGGAGAAGACAACCCGCGCCCGATTGTCGTTGGCGAGCTGCAGCAGCACATCGGCGTGGCACGGCTGATCCAGCGGGCACCAGCACGCCAGGTTCTTGCCGCGCAGTTCGGCGACGGGCAGATTCTTGACATGCAGCGCCTGGAACGCAGCGACCGCCGATGCCGCGGTCATTTCAGGCCCGACGCGGTAGGGGTTGCCCCACCGGCCCGGTCGGGCGACGCTCACCGTGTTCGCCGGCATCTTCCAGCCCTTCTTGCGCGAAAGCTGGACGCGGTGCGGCGCATGCATCGTCAGATCCTCCGCCCTGCACTCAGCGCACATCAGGCCATGGTCGGCGGGCTTCCCAACGCATGCTGCGGACATGACGCAGGTGTCGGTGCCGTGGTGGTGTTTCATGGGCGGGCCTCCGTTCTGGCCGCCAGCCTTGCAAGCCTCTCAGCTTCACGCTTGCGCGCCTGCTCCATGTGCCATTCCTGCATGCGCTTCTGCTCGGCCTGATGATCAGCTATCCGCTCTGCCGTGATGTTCATGCGCGCGGCGACGACGGGATAGCTTTCGAGTAGCCAAGGCCAATCATCTGCCTCCAGTTCGCCAAGATTCAAAAACTCCCACGAATAGTTGCCCGACATCTTGTTCCATGCCAGCTCAGCTTCGCGGCAGTCGGTGTGCAGGCTGAACGAGCCGAACTCGCCATCGAACTTGCCTGAATAGCTCACGGCCTGTTCGCCTTTGCTCAGCATGGTGCCGCACCCATCGCAGTTGCGGGGCTTGCGGATCTTCACGATCCTTTCGCTGTAGAATTCGCTCATCGCCCGCCCTCCGATCCGGCGAGGGCGGCTCGGACATCGCTCCATCCGCAAGAGCAAGGATCGCCAAGCCTCATGGCCAATGTGCAACCGTGATCGTGCTGGCCATAGCGGTCCAGCGCCTCCCGCAGCCTCCCCGCCTCGCTGTCCCCGGCGGCGGGTGGGTGGGCGCGATGATTTGCGACCAGCTGCTGGACCTGCTCGACGGACCATAGGCATGGACTGTGAACCCAAGACACAATGTGAGCCAGCAAAACCTCGTCCGCCTTGGTCACGACAGGCTCGACCTGTGCGGGCGTCGGGGTGGCGCGCTGGTTCCATGCGGCGATGGCTTCGGCCCGTGTTCGCCAGTAGCAATCTAGGCGAACGCACTTATCCTGGCTGCACATGGCATACCACGCGTCATCAAGCGTCTGGCCGACCAGCGCGGTATTGCCACAGATTGGACAAGGCAGCGCCTGCTCCTGTCCGATGTTGGGGTTACTGGTCATGGGGTTGGTCCTTTTCGGGCGCAGGGTCATGAGGGACGGCGGAAAGCCCGCTCTTAGTCTGGCGGATGAAGAAGGTGCGCCCGCTGCGGAGGGCATAACTCCAGCCCCAACCGGGGCCGCGACAGCTTCTCTGGAATGTCGGAATTTCGCGAACCATCAGGGCGGCCAATTCCTCGGCCTCAGATGGCGCGCAGTTCATGATGAATTTGGTGTCCATCAGCCTTCCCCTCCTTTGGGCTGCGCGTGGGCACGCAATTGCGACGGCACGGCGATCATCTGGAAGCCCTGCGGATGGACCTCGACCACATAGCGAGGCTTCCCCTTGCCGGTCAGATAGCGGGCGACGACAGTGCCGTGCCATATCGCTTCTCCGGTGAACTTCTCGACGGCCTGGCCGATGTTGAAACCCCATTCCAGCGCCGCGACATCGACGGGAACGGTCTGCGCGGGCAGCGGGAGGGCGAGATATGCAGCCGCAGCGCGCAGTGCGGACACGGGGATTTCGATGTTGCCCGTCCTGCCTTCGCAATCGTTCAGTTCGTAATGCCGGCGGAACACTTCCAATATCCGAACCGCCCCGATCTCCCGCGCCGCCGCCGCATCAGCCGTCAAGCTATCCGTGGTGGGGGTGAGCCGGTCTAGAATGCCACGAGCCTTGTTGATCTCCATACTCTGGCGGCCTGCTACATCGTATGGCGAAGCCGCTTGGTGTCGGATATGCGCGTCGTCGCTGAACAGGGAAGGATTGATCGCCTTTGCAAGATCGATCGCACTGACCGCCTCCACGCTCGATTGCGTGGGGCTGGAGAGGGCGGCGATTACCTGACGATAAAGGTCTATAGGCACAGCGACCGTCCGGTTCTCTTGGTCGCAACGATCCAGCGCCTCCAGCAGCGCGGTGTTTTCCTGGGTCATGCTTCGATCCTCACAAAAGTGTCGCCCTGCTGAACCCACTCGCCGGGCTTCTTCGTGGTGCGCTGGATTGGGCGCGGGCGGGGTTGCGGGTGGCGCGGGCGCGGGGTCATGCTGCCCTCACTTTGCTGCTGCGCTGGAACGCGCCGAACGTCAGGCTGTCGTTGATGTCGCTGATGTCCAGCCAATAAAAATACCGGGCCTGACCTCTCGATGTGGCGACGACTTCTGTCTGATATCCTGCATGATGCACGATCCAGCGACGATGCTTGTCACCGATCGCCTTGAGATGGTCAGCCAGTGCCGCCCGCCCCTCATTGGTAACCGAGAAGTATTCGCCCTCGTTCGTCTTGCCGGCGCTCTGCCAGTGCGGAGACGAAGCCATAAAGCGCCGCAGATCGGTGTCGCCGATCACGTAGAAGTAATTCCGATAGGTTTCCGCGCGCGGGTCCACAGGCCGACCGAGGGCATGGTCGATGTGATCCATGGGCTTGTCTTTGAGGTAGCGGTTGACCTGGGTCATCGAAAACTCCGCCGGCGCTTGTTAGGCTCGACCCGGCGTCCTCTTGGAAATGGTTAGGCGGCGGCCTTGGCAGGCTCCGCTTCGTAGCGCTCGCCGCAGAACGGGCAGAAGGTGGCGATAACGGCCGCTGCCTTCTTCTTGCCCCGTCCGGTTTCGACCTGCATCGTGTCGACCACGGCGCGCGACGGATTGCCAAGCAATGTGAAGACCAGCATCGTGTTGTGCTGCTTCAGGTCTGCGTTGACCTTGCTGATGCACTCGCACATCACGCCGCCTCCTTCCGTGACGCCCGCTTCCGCACGCGTGCGTTCTCGGCATGCTCACGGTCGCGCCGGCAGCGCTCGCGGTATTTCTCGGCGTCGGGGCGGAGAGCGGCGATCTCGTCCAGCAGCGAATTGATGCGCTGTTCGGCCAGGTTGGCGCGCTGGCTCTCGGCCAGCTTGTCGCGGAGAAGGCCTTCGCTGGTCCGCTGGAGGCGGCCGATCGTCGCCTCGCGGACCATCAGCGTTTCATCGCGCTCGACAATCTGGCGGCCCATTTCACGGGTGACCGCATCGTATTTCTTCTTCCAGACGAACATGCTTGTTCTCCTCTAGGCCGCGAAGGCCGGTTCAATCTCGTCGGAGAGGGCAATCCCCTTCTCCGCAGCGAAGGCGTGGATTGCCTCGATAAGGTCGGAAAACTCGGCCTTGTTCAGGCGCGAGGACTTGAAGCCCAGCGGGATCACTCCTGTGCCATCCAGCGTCGGCTCGAAGGTGCATTTGAAGCCGGCAGCGTCCATGAACAGGCACTTCCACACCTCAGGCGAGAGGCATCGGCCATCAGGCTTCGCGCGGCTGATCTCGCTCAGAAGCGCCCACATCAGCGCGTTCTGGTCATTGGTGCGGCGCGCTGGGCGGATATTCAGCACCGCGCCCTGCGGAACCTGCTCGATCAGACGATGCGCCTGCATCCGGCGATAGTCGCTGTTCAGGATTATGGTCTGTCCGTCAGCCACGGCTTTCCTCCCATGCGCGACGGCCAGGCCAAGCCTTCCAGTAGGCTTTCGATGCCTCCAGCGCGTCTATCTTGAAATTCGCTTCAAAGGTCTTCCAGCCCCAGGAATGCTGGGACCGATGATGGCCGGAGCAGAGCGGGACGGCGAAGCGGTCTGCGACCTTGAGCGCCATCCCCTTGCCGCCGGCATAGTCGACATGGGCAGCCTCGATCCGGCCTTCGCACCCGCCCTTGTCGCAGAGCAGGCAGTTCCGGCCCCGCAGCCACTGGAGGAAGGACGGGGCGCGCAGTTGGAAATCAGCCTTGTGGCTGTTCTTCTTACGCGGCGCGAAGGCGGATCGGCTGAGCATCAGTCGAAGCCCGGCACGAAATCGTCATCGAGATCGCTGACCCATCCGCCGCCGCCCTGGTCACCGGAGAAGCCGCCGCGCCCACCGAAGCCGTTCTGGTTCTGGTGCGTCAGATCGCGTTGGCCGCCCTGCCCACCATTCGGGCTATCCAGCATCGTGAGGACGGCGCCGGGACCGGACAGCGCGACTTCCGTGCTGTAGCGGTCGTTGCCCTGCTGATCCTGCCACTTGCGGGTGCGAAGCTGGCCTTCGACATAGACCTTGCTGCCCTTGCGCAGGAAGCGCTCAGCGACGCCGACCAGCCCCTCGCCCGTGATGACGACGGAGTGCCATTCGGTGCGCTCCTTGCGCTCACCGCTGGTGCGGTCCTTCCAGCTTTCCGAGGTCGCGATCCGCAGGTTGCAGATCTTGCCGCCATTCTGGAAGCTCTTCACCTCAGGATCGGAACCGAGATTGCCGATCAGGATCACCTTGTTGACAGAGCCGGCCATTATGCAGCCACCTTGTCTTCGATCACGCGGAATCCGGGGATGGACCGGACGCCGGCCTTCACGTCTTCCGCAGCGAGGGTTTCGAGGAACGCGATCACGCGCTGGGGCTGCGCCTTGGCATAATGGGAAAGGGCCTTGCCGCTCTCGCCTTCGATCCGCTCAGCACGCCAGACCGAGCGCAGGCCGATCGCCCGATAGCCCTCGGTCTTCACCTGCGCTTTTTCCTTCTCGACCTGGCGCAAGTCGCGCGCCGCCATATCGGCAGCGGCAAGCAAGTCTTCGGCCGCGTCGATCTGGTCCAGATCATCGGAGCCGGCAGCGGCTTGGTGAGCCGCGCGCGCCTGCTCGGCAGCCTTGTCCGCCGCTTCCTTGGCGATCCGTTCGCGCTCTGCCCGTTCGTCGTCCTGCTTCTTGAGCCATGCGCCGATCTGGTTTTTCAGTGCCTGCTCAGCCTTGCTGACAGTGCCTGGCGTCTTGTTCTTGAGCGGGGCGATATAGGCGTTGTAGCGGTCCTGAATTTCCTTCACCGCCTCATCAAGCGGCAGCTTCTCGGCGACGCGCGCCTGCTCGGCCAGCTTGCCGGCATCCTGGAGGTCGCGCAGCAGCTTGCCGACATCATCGGCCTGCTTCTGTTCGGTGATGGTAATCCCGGTGATGCCGCGCACCTGCTCCAGCAGATCGTCCAGATGAAGCTTCACGGCCGACCACTGAGGCGCTGTAGCAACAACCGGCGTCTCATCCGGAGGATTGTTGCCGCCGATCACCGCGCGCGGGTTCGGCTTCTCGCCAGCTTCAAGATTGGCGATATGGTCGGTGAGTGCGTTGATTTCGTCGGTGCGTTCCGGCGCTTCACGGCGCAGCTTGTTGAGGGCGTTGCTGGCATAGGTGAAGGGCATGGTCGTGATATCGACCGCACCCTTGCTCGACTGATACATCATCGTCTGGGTTCCTCTCAGTAAGGGACGCAATCGTCACCGATTTCGGAAAACTCGCCTTCGCTCGGCCCCTGCGCCGCGCGATGCTTCTGGGCACCGGCGATGATGCCGGTCAGGGCCTTCATGGCGTCGCCGAACTTGTTGGCAGGAAGGTCGCGAGACTTGCTGATGCCGGCGCCTTCACGCAGGAACTTGACTGGATCGACGCCGGCCTCCCGCATCTTGTCGTCGAGCATCAACTCCTGTTCGGGAGTGATCAGTTGGACGCCGCCTTGGCCCTGCGCCGCGCGCTGCTTGGCTGGTTCCTGCTTGCGCTGCTGCTGCGGCGGTGCCTCGGAATAATCAGCTTCCTGCGCGTTATCGAAACCGCCCTGGGGGACTTCCTCGGCGGGCGTGGTCGAAAGCCCAGCGTTCATCATCACGACGACGTGAGCGAAGGCAGACCGGCAGGCCCGACTGATGGCACGGGTCTGAGCCATGGCCCGGATGGCATAGTCAGCGCGCTTCGGCAGTTGCTTGTCATACCAGACCTTCTCGCCGCGCTTTTCGCCCCATTTCCAAGAGCGCATTGTGCCGCCGTACCAAAGCGGCTCATCCTCGCCGACGAAGCCCTCGGCCTCGGCGATGACAGCGCCATCAGACATACGGCGGACCTCGCCGATCGCGCGGATGCCGCCTTCAACCCGCTCGACATCGCGGGCCGATGCGGTGCAGCCGTGGGCGATGGCGATTGCCTGCCATCCTTCGACACAGACATAGTTGCGGTCGCCCAGCTTCTTGGCGGTGCTGACAACGATTTCTTTGCACAGCGTCGCCGCATCGGTGGAGGCGCGATAGGCATCCACATTGGACTGCTGAATGGGAACAAGCGCGTTCACAGCGTTTCCTTCCGTTCGAAAAAGGGATCAGGATCGGCCCGGCCAGCTTCGTGAGCGGCGATGAGCCATGCGATAGGGATGGAAGCCCGGTAGGGGCGAAACGCGCAGCGGTTCGACGGCGAAGCCGCGACAGCCCGGCCCGAAGGGATCGCCCGGATCATACGGCCACCAGCCAAGCCATCATGAACACCACAGCCCCCGCACCGATCAGCTCGGCATAGGGAGGGTGGAGGCCGATGCGGGCGTCGCGGTTGGTCAGGGCGGCGATCGCGGCGTGGAGGGTGGAGATCATGCCGCACCGCCTTTCGCCTTGGCGAACAACTCGCAGTCACGGGGCGCAATCCCGCTCATCCAGTGGAATTGCCCCTCATCGAAGTAGGCGACGTGCTGCAGGGTCTCAGCCGGCACAGTGACCGGTTTCGACCGCTCGGCCAGCATAGCGTCGGCAGCTATGTAGGCGGCTTTCGCGATCCCAGACCAATGCTTGCGCATAGCTTCGACGCAGTCGGCATCAGTGTAACCATACGGAACATCAAGGGGCTCATCGTCCTGCGCTGAGCCACGAGACAAGAACTGCCCCGCGAACCAGTCGCGCAGGGTCATGCCCATCGTGCCATTGACGTTCGCCTCGTTGCAGGCAGGGAACGCGCTCGGGTTTTCAGGCTGGCTCATGCTGCAACTCCCAACGCCAAAGCCTCACGGCGCTGCACAAAGCCCGTCAGTTCGGCGATCCAGTGGTCATAGAAGGTGCCAGGCAGGCGCTTATCGAGCAGGTCGTTTGCCCATTCGTGCGCCCAGCGCTGGCCGATTTCGTGGCCGACCCTGATGCACCGCGCCTCAAGGTCGCGGCACTGGCGGATGGCGTTTCCGCGGTGGTCGTTCATGCCCGGCGCCCCTTCATCTGGGACTGCATGGCAGCCTCGATCGCGCGGGCAGCCTTCGCAGCGCCCTTTGCGTTCAGGTCGTTGAGCAGGTGGCGATAGGATGCGGGATCAGTGGGATCGCCGCGTTCTGCTGCCTTCGTGATGATTTCGTGTCTCATGGGACGCTCCATCGGTGAACTGATGTCATCCTCGCGGGCGCTCTGACCGCCCGTCTGGGGAGATCAGGCGGCGGCCGCTTCAATGGCGGCGTTGATGGCGTCGATTTCGCTCTTCGCGTCGATCAGCGCGGACGTTTCTCGCGATTTCAGAAGTTCAACTGCCTCTGCCAGCAGTTCGTCGCGCTTGCGGATGATTACTGATAGAAGTGCCGAGTTGAGACAGGCCGGGCTTTCCCAGTAATTTTTGCCACCCTCAGTGTATTGGCCAGCTATCGTCAGCTTCATCGAGCAATGAGCGTGCGAGAGTTGCAGCGTATCATTGCCACGACCACGCGCGCCAATGTGAGCGAGCCATTCTTTGGCCTCGGCCGTGTCACGCTGGGCCTTCTGGAACTGGGTAAATTTGGCGATGCCCAAAGACATTCTTTCCTCCATCTCGCGGTTTCCCGCTGGGGCCGGGTCTGCGGTGGTGCGACCGGGCTGATGGAGAATGTTTGCCCTATGCAAACCTGAGCGTCAACATAAATGTTTGCTGTTCGCAAACTTTCTTCGCCTGCCTGTCCACTCGCAAGAGTTATCCACAGGAAATTGCGCGCTCAATCTTGCGAGATTGTTCTCTGTATGTTCTTTTCATGGCTTCGCGATTCGGGAGGTCGGGAATGCGGATGATGTATCGGGCGCTCTGCTTCAACACGCCGGTCGGGCCATGGCGCGCATGCCGAAAGCTCGCGCAAGAAGACCTGATCGAGCGCGAGCTGGGCGAATATACGGAATGGGGAACCTTCTACATCACCGTGCCTGGCGAAATGCAGATGGCTTATGCCTCCGATCTGGAAGCGATCAAAGCCGCGTAGTGACGGATATCACGCGGCCAAGCACCTCGATCGGCTCGCCGCCCAAGCGAATATCCTCATAGTCGTCATATGTGGAGACGGCGACCAGGCGCGCAGGGCCTTCGCGGTATTCCTTGAAAGTCGCCTCACCATCATCTGTGCGAATGACATAGCGCCTGCCGTCAAAGAAGTCGCGATCATTAGGGTTTACGACGATCGTGCAGCCATTGGGCGCATGCACGTTCATTGATTCCCCTGACACCCGTAGCGCATAGCTATCCTTCGGCGCCTCGCTCTCAGGCATGAGGACGAACCCGCGCGAATGGCGGATCGCTTCGCGGACTGGCCCAGCGGGCACTTCCCCCAGCAACGGCACTTGGACGACACTCTCTGTCCCATCCGGGACCGATGATTGATCGTTAGCAGCCGTCCGTGGACCGTCGATCAATTCGCCAGCGGTGCATCCCAGGACATCCGCAATCTCCTGAAGACGACCCTGCGAAGGCTTGCGCTTGCCAGATTCATACTGGCTGATCGTCCCCTTGGTGGTCGCAGGATTGAGCGCCGCCGCGAGCCAGTCTTGAGACTTTCCAGCGCGCTTGCGGAACGTTGCGATATGATTCGGCCAAAGGTCAGACATCCGGCGACCATGGCGCAAACGCTTCGGCCGCGCGTTTCCGCTTGAGCAAACTTTTCCAGTTGCAAATATGTTTGCTGTGTGCAAACTATGCGCCATGCCAGACGCACTCACACCCACATCGCTGAGCAATGCCGCAGGCATTAGCGTTCCTTATGCATGTCAGATCCTCAAGGGGAAGCGGCAGCCGTCGAGGGAAATTGCTCTCGCGATCTACCGGACGACGGGCCGCAAGTTCGGTCATTTGTCCGGCCTCAGTGATCGTGATGCCAAGGCGCTTGCCCGCCTGGAAGCGAAGGCGGTCGCAGCATGAGGCGCGTCTATTTCATCAAGCCGGTCGGCATGGATGGTCCGATTAAGATCGGATGCAGCCGTTCGCCTGATGGCCGGCGCAAAACGCTCGATACTTGGTCGCCGTTCGCGCTTGAGGTCGTTGCGGAAATCGACGGCGATCTTGATATCGAGCGCCGCTTCCATGCACTGCTTGAGCCTTGGCATGATCGCAGGGAATGGTTTTCGGCCAGCCCCGAGGTTCTTGCCGTCGTTGATCAGGTGAAGCTCGGTGAGTTCGATATCGCCAGCCTGCCCGAGCCTGCCTACGTCTGCATCAACCGGGCGGCTGCAAGCGCTGCACACAAGGCGTCGTGGACTGACGAGCGCCGCATGCAGGCCAGCTATTGCACCCGGATACGGCACACGCAGATCAAGAGCGGGACGGTTTGTCCGGCCTATGCTTCGATGGTTGCCGATCCGGAAGTGCGGAAGGTAATCGATGCATATCTGGCTGATCCGCACCGTCACGGCGAAACGCTTGAATCATATGAGGCCAGAGTGGGGCATATGCCATGGTGGGTGCGGAATCTCCCCCGCCCCACCAAGCCCGCGAGCGCGGCGGCGTAATGAGCGGCCTTCCCTACGCAGACATGGCAGCGATGCACATGTGGGCCAACCTCATCATGGCGCGCGAGCCGGATTTCATCATTGGCGATGACTATATCCGTCGCTGGTGGGTGATCCCGCGCAACAAGTCCTGCAACGTCTATCTGCACGAAATCCTGCATTCGGATGACGACCGGGCGATGCACGATCATCCTTGGGCCAACGCCAGCCTCCTGATCGCTGGCAGCTATATCGAGCATACGCCGGAAGGCACGTTCGTTCGCCGTGCTGGCGATGTGATCGAGCGTCCCGCCGAAGCGCTGCACCGTCTCGAAGTGATCCCCGGCGAACGCGCCATATCGCTGTTCATGACCGGGCCGATTGTTCGCGAGTGGGGTTTCGCTTGCCCGAACGGTTGGGTCCACTGGCGCGATTTCGTGGACGACCGCGATGCTGGCCAGATCGGTCGCGGTTGCGGCGAGGCCTGACAGCACATGCCCCACCGCATCACCGATCGTTTTCCAGGCGCCAAGCTGGTCCGCGTGACCGGCAACACCCGCGTCTGGCGCCAGCGTCCCATCGCCCACCTGTTCGCGAACCATCGCACGGTGGCCGAGGTCGATGCGGGCCAGTTGGTGAGCGGCCGCAACGCAATTTTCAATCCTGTCGGGTCGCAACCGCAGGACGGCGCCGAGGGTCGTTCCCCCTCTCCGGCTCTCGGCGCCAATGTTTCCACTCTCGATCATGAGGACGTTCGATAATGACGCAGCGCAGCAATGTATTGCCAAACGTCGCTCCTCCCACGGAGACGGATTACCGGAACGCATGGCTCCAGGCTGTTGCGCGACTGTGCGCCAACCATGGAGAAGATCGCGTTGCGCAGTGGCTCGGCATCACCGTCCGTCATTTGCAGCGCAACATTCGATCCGGCGTTTCCCTGCCAGGCCCTGACAAACTTTGGGGCCTGCTCGCCTTCGACCCGAGCGCGCACGACGAGATGGATGCGCTCTACGGGCTGCGTCATGTCCCCGTCGACGCCCTGTGCAGCACCGACCCGCTGACCCGCGACCTGATCGCGCTCGCCAACGAGGTTGCCCAGTCGGAAGACCCGAACAGCCCCGGCGGCGTCGCGGTCACCGATCACGAACTGCTCGACAAGGACGAGCATCGCATGCGCCGGGTCTACAACACGCTCGGCGTCTGGCTGGAGCGGATCGGGTCGATGCGTCGGCCGAGGAGTGTGGCCTGATGCCTATTTCTCCTGAAAATCGCGCGCGCTATCCGAAGGATTGGAAGGCAATTAGCCACCGCATCCGCTTTGATCGCGCAGAAGGCCGCTGCGAGTGTGAAGGCGAATGTGGGATAGACCACGGCGACCGATGCGCTGCGGAACATGGCAAGCCGAACCCGATGACGGGTAGCAATGTCGTCCTGACAACCGCGCACCTAGATCACACGCCAGAAAACTGCGCCGACACCAATCTGAAAGCGATGTGCCAGCGCTGCCATTTGCGTCTTGATGCTGGGCACCACGCGATGAACGCTCGGGCCACCCGGTTCAGAAAAGCAGGCCAGTCTGACCTGTTCACGGAGGCCGCAGCATGACCGGCCCCCAGGAAGCCGCGCCCTGCTGCGAGCAATGCGGCAAGCCATTCCCGCTCCGTCGTCGCGCGCCCAAGACGGGCCTTTGCCGCCACTGCTGGTCGGTCAAGGCGCTGCTGCTGCGCGGTGTGCATCGGAGGGCGGCATGAACTGGCGCCACATCTTCGCGCGCCGTCGCCCGGCCCTGTCGCTGGACGCCCTGGTCGCCACCACCCGCGCCGCCAACGCCCCATGGGCCGCCAAGCGCCGCGCACAGCTTCCGGCCGAACGTCAGGCCCGCATCCGCACCATCATTGAAACAGGAGTTCGCCCGTGAGCGACGGCAATATCAACGACCAGCTTCGCCTTCTCGTAGAGCGCGCCGAGCGCCTTATCGAGGAGCGCAAGGGCCTGAACGAGGACATCAAGGACGTGATGCTGGAGGCGAAGAGCCTCGGCTATGATGTTCCGACGATCAAGTGGGCCATCAAGGAGCGCGCGATCGAGCGGGCCAAGCGCCAGGAAACGAGCGCGCTGCGCGAAACCTATGCGGTGCAGCTCGGGCTGGATTTCTGACCCGGTGCGCCTGGAGCTTCCCTTCCCCAACAAGCTTCTCTGGCCCAATGGCCGGACGCGCAGCCCTCATGCCAAGGCGCGCGTGGTGAAAAAGCACAAGGCATGGGCGCACACCGCTGCACTTGCTGAGCGCGCCTCCGCGCCCGCTGGCGAACATCTGCAACTTGTCGCTACCTTCTCATGCAAGCCCGCCGGGCCACTTCCCGACAAGGACAATGCCGGCGCCAGCCTCAAGGCCTATCAGGACGGCATCGCAGCCGCCTTAGGCGTCGATGACCGGCATTTCGCCCAGCCTGTCGTGCTGTTCGGCGCGCGGGTTAAGGGTGGCGCCGTGACCGTGGAGGTCCGCGCGCTGTGAGCGGCTATTTCCTCATGCATCGTGGTTGGCAGGACAACCCGATTTTCGACCGGGAGGAGTTCTCCCGGCGCGATGCATGGGCGTGGCTGATCGAGCATGCGGCATGGAAGCCGTCACGCGCCCGCATCAAGGGCGAAATGATCGATCTCGACCGGGGCGAACTGTGCTTTGCCCAGCGCTTCCTGGCCGAGAAATGGGGCTGGTCGAAGAGCCGCGTCGACCGCTTTCTCAAGCTGTTGGCCGCCGAAGGCATGATCGAGACGCGAACCAAAATCGGGGCAACGTCGGACCATGCAGCGGGGCAAGGCCAGAGCATCATAAGTATCTGTAATTACGAGCGTTACCAAGCGCCGGAAGGTATCGAGCGGGGCAACGTCGAACCGCAAAACGGGGCAACGTCGGGGCAACAGCGGACCAAAGAAGAAGAAGGGAAAGAATATACTTCGGAAGATAAATCTTCCTCAGTTGTATCTCCCGCGCGGACGCAAAAAGCTGATCCGTTCCCATGCCCCGATGACGTTGACGCCTCCGACTGGAACGGCCTGAAAGCCAATCGCAAGGCCAAGCGCGCGCCCCTCACTGAGGCCGCATATCGGCAGATCATCACCAAACTGGACCGCTGGAAACAGGACGGGTGGCCGCCCGGCCCGATCGTCGCCTGCGCAGCTGAGCGCGGATGGACGACGGTTTTCGAGACGGACGAGATGAAGGGACGGAACAATGCAAATGATCGGAACGGCGGCCATCGAGGCTATCACCAGCGTGAGCCACGGGTTGACGGTTTCACCGCTGCCCTCCGAAAAGTCGCTGCTGGCTAAGCCGGCGATCCGCCTGCCGGAATCGATGGAAGAGGCGCGCGCCCTCAAGGCTTGGGCTGATGAGCAGAGCGACGCGGTGACGCCCGCGACCGTCAACCAGCTTGCCCGCCACCTCGAATATCTCGCTGTCACTCTGCCGCGCCAAACCGCGGACGACGAGACTGGCGAGAAGCGCACGGCGGTCTATGCCCGGTTGCTCGGCGGCTATCCCAACGATGCGCTGGCGTTCATGTCGCGCAAGGCATGCGAGACGCTGAACTGGTTCCCGACCCCGAAGCAGTGCCTGGATATCCTCGCGACCTATCGCGCCCCGGCAACGGAGAAGGAGCAGGCCCTGACGCTGTGCCACCGGTTCTGGCAGGGCCGCTTCGAGGACTTCATCACCCTCCTGAAAGCTGGCACCGCCACGCAGGCCGATGTCGACGCCGCTCCGATGCAGTGGCGCAAGATCGCCATGGAACGCGGCCACCTGCGCTGGATCGAGGAGGAGAAGCGCTACGTCATCCGGCGCCCGGTCATCGCGGAGGCAGCGGAGTGATGACATGCCCGCAAATCCCGGCCGCAACCCCTTCGACGGCAACGACAGCCCGCCGCTGGTCGATATCCGATATCGCTGCGGCCTCGTCGTTCGCGCTGTCGATCCGAACAAGCGCCGCTGGGTCCGCTGGCCCGGTCGCGACGACAGCATGGACATCGTTTCGTGGCAGCCCGCTGAGGGCAAGGATTACGAGCTGGTTTGGCCAGCGGGGGAGGTTTGACCGATGAATGATGGCGGCCCGAAATACATGCGCTGGGGGTTCTGGCCTCGTCTTGGCATCGCCTTCGTCCGGATCCGTGGAAACTTCTGGACGATCAAGGCGCCGTGGAATCGCCCACTCTGGAGTGAGCGGAACGGGCGCATTGAGATCGTCATTGCCTTTCGCGGTTGGCGGCTGATGAAGCGGGAGGTCGGCCAATGACCCCCACCGCCCTCCAGCAAGCCCGCGAGAACGTCGCGGCCCGGTATGCGCAAGGATATCACGTTCGAGCAATCCGAAATGGTGAATGGGATCGCGGCTCCCTCGTTCGGGATGAGATCGCCAAGGTTGAGGGGAGGAAGTGATGGGGAAACTTGTGCAGCTCGGGCGGGCCTTCCGCGCCTTCCATGCAGTTCTCGCCGACCAGTTGTTCCTCAACTTGCCCGAAGGATATCGGGAAAAGGCGGCGGCTGATCTGGATGACGGATCGCTGGTGAAATGGGTCCGATGGGCTTTGGCCAACAGCGCCAAATTCTACGAGAAGGATGCCGTCAAGCGCGGCCGCGAGTTGTCAGAGGTCGTCACCCAGCACGGCGTTATCGCTCTCGCCCTCCTCACGCTCAAGGCCAATGCAACGCGCGCGCAGTTCGATGTCGAGGGTGTGACCTACCGAGGCGAGCGCAAGGGCGATTGGCGCGTGACCATCGAACAGGTGATGCCATGAACCCCCGCGCCGCCCGCCAGGCATCCGGCATGACCCGCAACGAATGGGCAAGGGCCATGGGGGTGAAGTCATGAAGACAATTGAGCTTCAACTTTCGAACGGAGAGATTGGGGTGGTCAAGGTTGATGACGAGGATTTCGCAACCTTATCGCAATACAAATGGCATGGGTCTCGTTGCAGATCTCATGACTACTACGTCGCGAGAATGGTGGTTGGGGGTAGTGTGCTTATGCACCGACAGATTATGGGTGCGAAGAAAGGCGATGTTGTTGATCACATCAACCATGACACCCTAGATAATCGCAGGGACAATTTGCGCATCTGCACTACTGCACAGAATGCTTACAATCAGAAGCCAACAGGGGTGACATCAAAGCACAAGGGCGTCTGTCGAGGCACAAACCCAAACAAGCCTTGGCAAGTCCGTATTCGAGCGAACGGGAAGCGTTTGTTTCTCGGCGCATTCGCAAGCGAGGAAGAGGCCGCCGAGGCCTACCGCGAGGCCTCACTGCGCCTCCATGGCGAATATTCCTATTTTTCTAGCGTGCCTGAAGCGCTGAAAGTTTCCTCTGAGCGCGTGCTTACCGGGTGTGGGGTCGATTTGAGGGAGGTGATGGGATGAACGCTGTTGCTGTGATTGAGGCGGCGGTGTCGCCTGCTGAGGAATGGATCGACCGGGGCCGAACGCTCGCCGCCAAGCGCCGCGATGTTGATTGGGCCATTGCCGACTGGATGGTCGAGGGCAAAGCCGCCGGGCACCTCGATCAGGCCGGTTTCGACTTCCTCGCGGACAATCTGGGCATCGGCCCGGCCAAGCTGAAGCTGATCCACAAGGCCGCGGCGATCCCGGCGCACCTGCGCGATACCAGTCTGACGGTCGAGCATCATGCCCATGTCGCCGAACTGCCGGTGCAGGAGCAGATCGAACTGCTGACCGAGGCCAAGCGCCAGCACTGGAGCGACGATGACCTGCGCAAGCAGACGATCAGCCGGCGCGCCCAGATTGGGGGATATGAGATGCTGACCCCGGAGGAGTGGGAATATCACTCCCTCATGGCGATGCAGCACGCATGGAACCGCGCGCCAAAGCAGGCCCGCATCGATTTTCTGGAAATCGCTACCAAGGCAAACGGGGGTTTGATCGACGTATGAAGTGGAAACGCCCATCATCGAAGAAGCTGTGGCCGTTGCCGCCAGAGTTCGCCGAAGCCTTTCGTGAGGGAGGCCACCGCAAGGTCGAGCGATGCTACAACATGCGGAACGATCTGAAGCGCAAATGGCAGGAGATGGCCGGCGGCGATGAGAACCTGAAGCTGGAGCGCAAGCAGTTCATGACGGTGGCGCGTAAAGCTCGGAAGGATGATATGGCTGGGAGGCGGAAGGGATGAGGCCTTTCCCGCCCAACGATATCGCCGTCTATGGCGAGATGGGGATGCCTGACCGCTTCATGCCCGCGCCCGACGTGCTGGACTGGCTGCGAGACACGTTCCTTGATGAGGCGAGCGAACTGTTCAACGTCGACCACGCCCACCTGCGCGATGCAAAGCTTGGCATCCTCTGGACCAATTGCGATAACAGCCGGGCCATGCGGAGCGTCATCGGCCAGGCCGAACTTATGCCGCCGATGGCCATGGGGAAGTGGCAGCGGGCGCGCGCGATCCAGCAGGTCGAAGAGTGGTTCGGGGATATGCCTGACTTCCTCATCACATTCAGCGCGCCGGCAGCGCACGGGATGGACGACGCATCATTCTGCGCCTTGGTCGAGCATGAGCTTTACCACTGCGCCCAGAAGATGGACCAATACGGCATGCCGAAATTCAAGGAGGACGGAACGCCCTCGTTCGCGATCCGCGGGCATGATGTGGAAGAGTTCGTCGGGGTTGTTGCGCGCTATGGGGCGATCGATCCCGGCGTGGCCGCCATGGTCGAGGTGGCCAATCACAAGCCGCTGATCGGCGCGGCATCAATCGCTGGAGCGTGCGGCACATGCCTGCGCGCTGCGGCTTGACGGACATTTGACGCATGGCAGCCCGGCAACCAACCATCCCAGACGAGATTAAGCGCTTCATCATCAACGCGCTGGCCGCCTTTGACACGCCCAGCCAGGTCGTGGCAGCGGTAAAGGAAGAGTTCGGCGTCGACGTGTCGCGTCAAGCAGTTGAGGGGCATGATCCCACCAAGCACGCTGGCCGAAATCTGGCCGCGAAATGGCGTGAAATGTTTGAGGCGGCGCGTAGCGGATTCATCAATGAGGCAACGCTCGTCCCGATCGCTCACAGGGCAACCCGACTGCGCGCCCTTGAGCGCATGGCGAAGGCTGCTGAGAGGAAGGGGAATTTCCCCCTTGCCGCCGCGCTCAATAAGCAGGCTGCCGAAGAAATGGGCAATGCCTATACCAACCGGCGTGAATTGACCGGACGAAACGGCGGCCCGATCCAAACCGAGGACCGGACGCCGTCCAACCTGATTGAGGAGGCGAAGCGCCTTGGCATCGACCCTAGCGCCCTTGGTATCACCGGCTGACGATCAGGCTGCGCGACTTGCCCTACTCGCCGCCGTCGTCGACCAGCGCAAGGCCGCCGCATTGGCGCCCGAAGGCAAGCTGCTCGACTTCGCGCGCTGGTATTTCCCCGAGCGCGAGGGGATGGAGTTCATCGAAGGCCCGCACCATCGGGTGATCGGCGAAACGCTCGATCGCGTCCTGCGCGGCGAAATCACCCGGCTCATTATCAACGTGCCGCCCGGATACACAAAGACCGAAGCGGCGGTGGTCAACTTCATCGCCAAGGGCTTCCATGTAAACCCCAAGGCGCGCTTCATCCACTCCACCTTCTCCGATGACCTGGCGCGCGAGAACAGCGACAAGGTGCTGCAGCTCATCGCCCTGGACGGCTATCAGTCGATCAAGCCTGTCACCATTCGCGTTGACAGCAAGGCCAAAGATCGGTGGAAGACGGCGCAGGGTGGCGGGATGCTGGCAAAGGCGGCGGGCGGCCCTATCACCGGGTTCCGCGCCGGCTACATGGACCGGACGATATTCACCGGCGCGCTCGTCATCGATGACCCGCTCAAGCCGGATGACGCCTTTTCGGTCGCAAAGCGGAAGACGGTCAACCAGCGCGCCACCAACACCTTCCGCTCTCGCCTCGCCCACGACGACGTGCCGATCATCGTCATCATGCAGCGCCTGCATTCAGATGACTTCGTGGGGCACCTTCTGACAGGCGGCACAGGCGAAAAGTGGCATCACCTCAACCTGCCGGTGCTGATCAACAGCGCGGACGAATATCCGCCAGAGTGGACGCACGGGATCCCGATCTTGCACGGCCTGCCTGACGGTCCGCTATGGGATGAGAAGCACGACGCGGCCGAGATCGAAGTGCTGAAGGCCGACGCCTACACCTTCGCCAGCCAATACATGCAGCGCCCGGTGTCGATCGAGGGCGCGCTGTTCAACATGGAGGGTTTCAAGTGGTGGACTGACCTGCCGCCCATGGAATATTACTCAATCTTCGCCGATACGGCCCAGAAGACCGGCGAACGCAATGACTATTCGGTCATTCAGCTTTGGGGCAAGGCGCAGGGCGCAAAAGCAATCTATCTGGTCGACCAGGTGCGCGGGAAATGGGAGGCCCCCCAACTGGAGACGACGGCGCGCGCCTTCTGGGACAAGCATGTCGGCAAGGTCGTCCGCGGCTTCAATGTCGAGGACAAGGCGTCGGGGACCGGCCTGATTCAGTCGCTAAAGACCAAGGGTGTCCCGATCATCGGCATCCCGCGCGACCGCGACAAATACACCCGAGGGCTTGACGCCGCGCCGTGGATATCGACTGGTATGGTTCACCTGCCGGCCAATGAAGAGTGGACTCCAGCGTTGCGGTCGGAGTTGCAGATGTTCGATGGCCTCGGCACAGGATGGGACGATCAGGTCGATCCGTTGATGGATGCAGTGGCATCGATGCTGAGTGGCGGCGCTTCATGGGGCGCCTCCCTCTAACCTACCGTCCGTAGCATATCGCCCCCTGTCGCCGCAGCGTTCGGGCATGGCCCAACTGCTCGACCATCGCGGCAATCCGATCCAATCTGCCGCGCGCAGCAATGTCGTGCCGATGGTGCGGGACGGCCTCGGCGGTCTGGTCAATGGTGCGACCGGCGCAGGCACGGGGATCGACCGCAGCGTCTGGGATGCCTGGCACTTCATGCCAATGTCCCCGCAGGAAATCGTCGCCGGCTATCGGTCGAACTGGCTTCTCGGCAAGATCGTAGACATCCCCGCCGAGGACATGGTGCGGGAGTGGCGCGATTGGCAGGCTGACGAAGCCCAGATCGAGACGCTTGAAGAGACTGAGCGCAATTTCGATATCATCGGCAAGGTGCAGCAGGCCATCGCCTACGGGCGCTTGGGCGGCGGCGCGATGCTGCTCGGATATGGTGACGCCAATCCGGAGGCTCCTGCTCCGCAGCCGAGCAAGGACAGCCTGAAGTATGTCCATGTCTTCAACCGCTGGGAACTGACGATCGGCGAGGAGCAGCGCGACATTACGTCGCCATGGTTCGGCCAACCCCAGTATTTCGAGATCAACGGCAAGCTCGACAACCCCAAGATTCACCCGTCCCGCGTGATCGTTTTCAAGGGTTCGCCTGTGCCACGATTCCCCGGCGTGACATGGGAAGATCATTTCTGGGGCGATAGCATCGTTTTCCGCATCGATCGGGCCGTGAAGAACGCGATCAAGGCCAACGACGGCTTCGCGCGCATGATCGATGAGGCGAAGATCGACATCTATCGCCTGTCGGGCTTCATGCAGAACCTCATCAGCAACGAGGATGAGGTGCGCAAGCGGGTGCAATATACCGATGCGGGCAAATCGTCGCTGCGGGGCGTCTATCTCGACAAGGACGACGAGTTCACCCAGCGCCAGCTTACGCTGACCGGGATGCCGGAAATGATCGAGGCGCTGCTTTCGGTCGTGGCCGGCGCCGCAGATATCCCCGCTACCCGACTGCTCGGCCGCGCGCCACAGGGCATGAACAGCACCGGCGACCACGACGAGCAGAATTACCACACGATGATCCGCAGCAAGCAGCGGCTTTATCTGTCGCCCTCGGTCGATCGCCTCGATGCCACGCTGATCCCGTCTGCGCTCGGTAGTCGGCCCAAGGAAATCAGCTATAAATGGTCGCCGCTCTCGCTGCCGAGCGAGAAGGAGCAGGCGGAAACCAACAAGCTCAAGGCTGAGACGATCAAGATCTACGTCGATGCGGCGCTGCTGCCGTCGAGCGCGATCGAGAAGGCCACGCAATCCATGTTGTCCGACGACCAGTGGTTGCCGGGCTTGGATAAGGCGCTGGCCGAAGCTGAAGCCGCCGGTGAAGAGCCTGGCGTTGACGAATCCGAACTGGGGATCGTGCCCCTCGGAGAGAAAGGAGGTGGTCAGGGATCTGCCGGTAGCGGCGGGAATGCTGACCCCAATCCCGCCCGCCGTGCTGTGAATGATGCCTGGATGCTGGAAGACTGGGCGCCCAAGACGCTCTACGTCAGCCGGGCAGTCGAGAACCGCGACGACATTGTGAAATGGGCGCGCTCGCAGGGCTTTACGGACATCGCCGAAGACCTGCATGTCACCATCACCTACAGCCGCACGCCGGTTGACTGGATGAAGATGGGCGAAAGCTGGCGCGGCAAGCTGGAGATCGAGCCGGGCGGTCCGCGCCTGGTCGAGGCGCTGGGCCCTGACGGCAAATACAAGGCGCTACTGTTCACCGCCTACGAGCTGGTCAGCCGCAATGCCGAGATGCGCGAAAAGGGCGCCTCGTTCGACTGGCCCGAGTATCAGCCCCACATTTCCATTCAGGTCGGCGGCGACATCGATCTAGCCACGGTGAAGCCGTACACGGGCAAGATCGTACTGGGGCCGGAAATCTTTGAGGAAATCCGCAGCGGAGGCGAATAGTGGCCTACTCCCTCCCCCGCATGGCCCGGCAAGCAGGCAAGCGGCGCGACATCACTCTGCGCCCCATCATCCCGACCCAAGCCGCCGAAACGGACCTCGCCGCGATCTACGCGCCCGCCTGGCAGATATGGGCCGACAACATAGACCGCATCCTTGCGGGCTATGATCCGCAGCCGCTGCCAACCGCCGACACGCTGACGATCGACACCGTGGATCAGGTGCAGGCAGCTATCAGCAGCGTGGCTCAGGAGTTTCTGACGATCCTCACCGCACGGATCGCGCCGGGGCTGCGGCAATGGGCTGTGCGTAGTGAGCGGGTGCACCGTTCTAAATGGTCGGCCGCTATCAAGGCCGGCGTGGGCGTCGATCTCGACCTGATCCTGTCCGCGCAGCCGGTGGAGGAGACGTTGGGGACTTGGTTGGCGCGCAATGTTGCGCTTGTGCAGAATGTGTCGGATCAGGCGCAGGGCCGAATCGCTGACGCCGTGTTCCGGGGCTATGAGCAGCGCACGCCGGTGCGCGAGGTCGCGAAGGAAATTCGCGAGGCGACGGGCATGGGGCGGACACGCGCGATCGGCATCGCCTCTGATCAGAACAGCAAGCTATCGTCACAGCTCGACCGAGAGCGCCGAGCAGAGGCAAGCCTGCCTAAATACAAATATCGGCACTCAGGAAAGGCGCATCCGCGATCCTGGCACAAGGCCCGCGATGGCTTCATTTACGACAACATCACGGGCAAATCAGACAACGGCGGCCCTACCATCCCCGCCGATGATCGCGCAGGGATGGCGCCTTGGTGCGGGTGTCGCGAGCAGGCCTATATCGCGCTGCTGGATGAGGTCGATTAGATGCGTCGGTTGCCCTGATCTATAAGCTCGCGAAGGTTGGCGTTAACCTCGCGCATTTCATTAATCAGATGCACCATGAGTTCCGCGTTCGCATCAAATGTCCTGATGCTGGCGGCGACGCCATTGTCGGCTAGTATCCACGCCCGCATTTCTGCCACACGCATATCTATATCGCTGATATCCGCCATCTCGAATCCCCTCCATCTCCCGTCCGTAGAGCCTAGCCAAGACCATGCGGCAGACAAGCCCCATGGTGCTATTCTCCGACGCCCTGACCCTTGACGCGCCTCGCCCGATGCAGGGCGGCTTTGTTGCCGTCAGGGCAAAGGCCGCCCGCACTGGCACCTATTCCTATCTTGGCTCCGAGATCGACCCCGACAACAAGCACGGCCTGCGCGATGCCGGGATGGTCAACGTCCTGCGCGACGATGCGGCGGTGTTCGATGCGAAGTCGGTGCATAGCTTCATCGGCAAGCCGATCACGAACGACCACCCGCGCGAGGCAGTGAATGCCAGCAATTGGCGCGATCACGCGCGCGGCGTTGTCATGGGCGCGATGCGGGACGGCGAATATCTCGCGTTCGACCTGCTGCTGACCGACAAGGCAACGATCGATGCCGTCGATGCCGGTAAGCGCGAACTGTCGAACGGCTATGCGGCAGAACTCCAGTTCGGCGATTTCACCGGCCCCGGCGGCGTGAAGTGCGTCGCCAAGCAGGTCGGTATCGCTGGCAATCACGTTGCGATCGTGGATCGCGGCCGCGCTGGCCCGTCCTGCGCTATCACCGATTCCGTCGCGATCTGCGACGCGAACCCCGCCTTTCTGGCGGACCTCACCCCTCCATTGGAGAAGCCTGCAATGAAAATCCGGATCGGCGACGCCGAAGTCGATGCGACCAACGGTGAGGCCGTTCGGATCGCGAATGATGCGCGTGAAGGCGCATTCAAGGAACTCCAGACCAAGGTCGGAACCCTGACCGCCGATTTGGCCACCGCCAACACCACCATCCAGACCAAGGACGGCGAGATCGCCGCGCTGACCGCCAAGCTGGCGGACGCGGAAGTCACCCCGGCCAAGCTCCAGCAACTCGCCGATGCGCGCGCCGATGTGATCGCAAAGGCGAAGACCCTGGCGCCGACGCTGGCGACCGATGGCAAGACCGACGCGGAAATCCGCAAGGCCGCCGTTACCGCCAAGCTGGGCGACGCTGCCAAGGACATGGCCGACGCCGCGATCGAGGGCGCTTTCATCGCCTTCACCAAGGACGCCAAGTCGGCTGATCCGCTGCGGCAGGCCATCACCGATGGCGTGAAGGCGCCGGTCAATGACGCCGCCGTCGTTTCCACCATCCGCGCCGCGCGCTACGCATAAAGGAGGACTGAACCATGTCCGTTCTTCAGAGCAGCTACACCGAGAACCCCGCCAAGGGCTATCCCGGCATGATCGCCAATGGCGAAACCTCCAACCGCATCACCCGCACCTGTGAAACCGCTGCCGGCATCGCGTTCGGCGCGCCCTGCTATCGCGGCTCGGGCGACCATGGCGCTGTCGGCACTGTCGGCACGCTGGCCACCTTCCTGGGCTTCGCTGTTGCCACTTCCGCTTTGGGCGCGCTGCCCGGCGCCGATGCCGACGAATATCAGCAGTATGACAACATGACGATCATCACCAGCGGTGCGGTTTATGTCACCGTCGTCGGTGCTGTCACCGATGGCGCTGCGCTGACGGTCGGCACTGGTGCTGGTGCGGCGGATGGTATCGGCGCAACGGCGGCCGACGCCACGCACATCGCGACCGGGTGGATCGCAGACGAAACCGTCACGAACGGCCTGTGCCGCATCGTAAAGCGCTAAGGGGGCAATCATGAACGCCATTTCCCATTTCTTCGACGCCGCTGCCGGTCGCATCACTGATCCGATCATGTTCATGGCCGCCGACGCCGCGGTCCAGCGGCAGGTCATCAGCCTGTGGGCCGCCGACAACGCGCGCCATGCGGCTTCGTTCTCGGACAAGATCGACGCGTTCCTGTCGGACGCGCAGGTCGGCTACGCCTTCCTGACCCCGCAGCTTCACCGCATCGAATCCGAAGTCTACATGACGAAGTATCCCAGCTTCGACATCACCCGGTTCATGCCGGTCGATAGCTCGGGCGACATGTGGGATGTCGGCACGGTCGTCTATTCGATGGATCAGGTCGGCCAGGCGCAGTTCATGGCCGGCGGGGCGTTCGACATGCCCTACGCGTCGACCAAGATGACGCAGAACACCCGCAACTTCCATCTGGCCGCGATCGGCTATGAATGGAACACGCAGGAAATGCAGCGCGCCGCCAAGCTGGGCCGCTCGCTCTCGTCGGACAAGGCGCTGGCTGCCGGCCTTGCTGCCGATCGCTTCATCTATGGCATCGCCATGACCGGCGTCACCCCCAAGGGTGACAACGAAAAGGGCTGGAACGGCTTCGTCAACGACGCGAATGTCGCCAGCGCTCAGGTGGCCGCCGATGGCACCGGTTCGACCCGCACCTGGTCGACCAAGACGGCCGATCAGATCCTGCGTGACATCAATGAAGCGCTGACCGCCGTTGAGACCGGCTCGGGCGAAACGATGGTGGCTGATACCCTGGTCCTGCCGACCAGCAGCTACAACTACATCGCCACCACCCGCGTCGGTGACAGCGGCGCCACGGTCCTGTCGTTCCTGATGGCGAACAACGCGGCGGGCGAAAGTCTGACCATCCTCAAGAGCCGCGCGCTTGAAACTGCAGGCACCGGCAGCAGCAAGCGTCTCGTCGCCTATGCCCGCAACTCGCAGGTGCTGAAGTTCCACCTGCCCGGTCCGCACCAGTTCCTGCCCGCCTTCCAGAAGGCGAGCATGGTCTATGAAGTCGGCGGCATCATGAATGTCGGTGGCCTGGAGGTTCGCCTCCCAGCCGGCATGATCTACCGCGACAGCTTCTAAGGGGAACGACCATGGCAAAGGCGAAGGTCACCAACATCAGCACCGGCCCGCGCGGCGCCTATTTGGACGGCGCGCTGGTAATGGCTCAGGTCGGTGAAACGATCGAGGCGGATGATTTCGCCGAAGAGTGGTTCGCCAAGGCGACGGCCAAAGACGCCAAGGAAGCCGCCAAGACCGATCAGGCATAACCGCATCCTCCGGGGGCAAACGGGGCCGCTGCTCACACGGGGCGGCGGCCCTTTTCGTAAGGACTGACCCATGGCCTACACTCCGCCGACGAAGGCGACGTTCATTTCGATCTTTCCGGCTTTCGCCGCGGTGACGGACGAGGCTTATGCGTTCTGGTCGGCGCGCGCCGGGCGGATCGTGGACCCAATGCAGGATTGCCTAGGCGAGGACACCGATCTAGCCGCCATGCTCATCACGGCGCACTATCTCACCTTGCAGGGTGTCGGCACCGGCGCAGAGGCGGAAATGGCTGCCCAGGGCGCCAGTGGGTTCAAGCGCATCAAGTCGGGCGCGATCGAACTGGAGCGCGGCGACGCGGCATCCAGCGGCGCGGACATGGGCGAGTATGGCGCGACAAGCTATGGCCAGCAGGTCTATCCCATGCTCAAGGCTTGCTTGTCCGGCCCGCGCGTGACCAGCACCGGTCCCGTCATCGGCGGGTGCGGCTTCAACGGGTTTGCTGGTCCGCTGCCTTATGGGAGGTATTGATGGGCCTTCTCGATGGCGGCATCGCCAGCATCTTCGGCGCGGCGCTGGGCGGGCTATACCTGCCGGCCACCCTGCATTTGCCAGGCACGCGCACCGACGACGAAGAGGGAAATATCTCCTATGGCCCCGAAACCGATATCCCGTGCCGCGCGCAGATGGACGCCGCGACCTATGCCATGCGCCAGAGCGAAGGCTATTCGGAAGGTGATGTGCGGATCATCATCCTGACCGCCGGGCTTGGCGTGGAGGTGAATACGGATTGCCAGATCACCGTCAGCGGCAAGCGGTGGATGGTCGGTAGCGCCGATCTCGACGCCGCAAGCTCGCATTGGGTTTGTCGGGGGCGGGCGGCGGGCTGATGGTCGCCATAACCGGCCAGAAAGCCCACAAGGCCCGCCTGAAACGCATCCGTGGCGCAGCGATGCGCGCAGAGGTCGGCAAAGCCATCTACGTCGCGGCCGACTATCTCAGCACCGAAGCGGCCCTGTCGATCACGAATGGCGCCGTTAGCGGCAAGAACCATGTCGCCAGTGCGCCAGGTGACCCCCCGAACGCTGACACGCATGATCTCGACCGTTCGATCCATACAGAGAGGGAGAGCCAACTGGTCGCGCTGACCGTGGCTGATTCCGACCACGCCGCAGCTATGGAGTTCGGCACATCCCGCGTCGCTGCCCGGCCTTACATGCAGCCGGCAGCAGCAAAGACCCGCCCAAAGGCCCAGCGTCTGGTGCAGGCGGCGGTCAGGCATGTGGTCAAAGGAGGCACGCTATGAGGGTGAAGTTCACCGCTGATTACGACCACAAATGGCCCTCGCGCGCCATGACGTTCTTCCCAGCCGGATACGAGGGCACGGTGCGCCGCGAGGTCGGCGAGCGCGCTATCGCGAAAGGCAGGGCGACAGAGGTCAAGCGCCGTGGTAAGGCTGCGACCAATGGCGAAACCCCCGCGATTTCCGACAGCCGACGAGGTGGACGAGTGGCTGGATCAAACGATGCTCCTGATGTGGGGGCCGTCGTTCTCGATCCGCAGGTGGATGGGGCCGGATAACGATGACGACGCTGGACCCATCCCTGTCGGTCAGGGGCAAGATCATCGCAGCCCTGAAAGCTGATGCGCAACTGACCGCGATCGTGCCGGCGGCGCGGATCTATCCTGGCAAGTCGCCTGCCTCGCCCACCTTCCCCTTCATCCGCGTGCCCATGCTGATCGGCACGGTGACTGAGCTGGACGGCGGCAGCGGTTCGGAGCAGTCCGGCGTGATCCACTGCTTCGCCAAGCTCGCCAATACCAGCGTGCCAGACCCCGAAGCGCAGGCAGCGACCATCAACCGCCACATCGTTCGCATCGTCAGCGGCATCGATGATGTCGACCTTGGCGACGGGGAATCGCTCGGCGTCCACGCGACCCAGACGCAGGTGATCGAGGATGGCGCCGAGGCTGATGCCTACCACGGCATGGTCACGGTTCGCGCCACCGCTACCTAGCGTCCGTAGAGCGCCAGCCCCCTCCCCCATAGCCTGCCCGCAAATCCTCGCTGGAGTTGCGGAATGGCCTATACCGACAAGCTGAAATCGACGCGCGTCGCGATCATGATGGGTGACGGCGCGACGCCGACCGAAGTCTTCTCGCCGATGTGCGGCATCACCACCAAGGGCTTCCAGCAGACCCGCGCAACGAACGACACGGTGGATTGGGACTGCGCCGATCCCGACGCCGCCCCCGTCACGGTGCGCGATGCCGGCGCAACGGACTGGACAATCAGCGGCTCGGGCCTGCTCCACCGCCCCCTCCTGGCCGATGTCCAGGAAGCATTCGACAGCGGCAACCCGACGAACTTCCGCTTCATGTTCGATGAGCCGACCGGCAGCGAAGTGATCGACGGCTATTACCAGGGTCCGGGCTTCATCACCGATCTGAACATCACCGGCAACAACGGCGAATATGTGAACATCAGCATCACGATCAGCGCCGCCGGGCCGAAGACTTTCGTCGCCAATCCCTAACCCTCTCCATCTGCCAGCGAACCTTGAGGGGCGGTCGAAAGGCCGCCCTTATTGTATATCGTCCAGCATCTTTATGTAGGATTGCCAGCGGCATCCGCATTGGTCCGGATGCTCGCATTCGGATGAAGGCAATGCAGGCGCATCTGCAATCGCAACGACATGGCCGTCCATCTTCCTTGAATAGCTGCAGTGCCCTGCTGCCATGCCCCCAAAGCGGAATTTCACTTGGGTGATTCCCGCGCGCGCCTTATCGCGCAAATCTGATGCCGAAAAAACGAGGCGGGAGGCGTGAGATGAAATTGCCCAAGCCGCGTGTTCCGGATCGCTAAGGCCATTATCATTTAGTGTGCTGATGAACTCTTCAGTTAAGATGCCGCGAAAATTCAGGCCAATTTTCGTCTTTTCATCCTTTGACAATTGCCTTCCGATCTTCCGTACATCCCTACCGTTGAGATTTCCCCCTTTGAGAGCCATCAGATAAAATCTGATGTCCTCATCTCTCCCTTTGGAAAAGCCTGACGCAATCACGGCTATACTTACCAACGCGGCTTCATCAGGAAGCTGCAATATCTGGATGTTGGATGATTTAACAGAAATTGCTATCCGCTCATCCGGCGGCAACTGGATGGCAGCCACTCGCTCTTGCCATGTCTTAGGTTCGGGATCCTTGGTAATTTGGCGGGCCTCGCCAATCTCGGGCGAAGCCTCTGCTGTGTGATTTTTCCCGAATATCGTTTTGAGAAAACGAAACATTGCTAGAATCCGCAAGATTTTACGATGCCAGCGCCGATCGCAATGACAATCGCCAATCCAACAGCCCCACGGATACGCGAAAGCTTGGTCGCCGAGGCAATCTCATCATTCGTGAATTCGGTCCGGCAATAGGGGCACACCCGCGCCTGGGCATCTATTTGCTTCATGCATTGCGGGCACTGCTTCACGATCACGCCTCCCCTTGCCGTCCGTAGCACCGCGCCATGCCTCGCACATAGCGTTCGCTCATGCAAACCGAGATCGCTCTGCCCTTCGCCGATGGCGAATATATGTTCCGGTTGCCCATCAAGCGCATCATCGAAATCGAGGAAAAGGCCGGGCCGATCGACCTTGTGAAGCATCGGCTGATGCACGGTGGCTGGTCTATCCATGATGTGGTCGAGACGCTGCGGCAGGGGTTGATTGGCGGCGCCAAGGGTGAAGTGAACGGCAAAGCGATCGATGTGACAGCCCTGCGCGCGAACAGCCTGATAGAGAACTATGTCGACGGCCACGCCCTGGCCGAACATCACTTGACCGCCAAGGCCATCATCGCCGCGCTCTATGTCGGATATGCACCCGCGCAGGAGGCTAAAAAAAAAGCCCCGGTAAAGCGGCCGAGCCGTCGAAAATCGACTGGGGCCTCGTCCTCCACAACTGCCGAACCCTCGGGCTTAGCCTGAGCGATGCGGAGGCCATTACCATGCCGGAATATGCCGCGCTGATCCATCACCATGAACTGGCCAATGAGGACGGCGAGGAAGCGCCTCCGTCCGCTGATGACGTGAGCAGCATGTTCCTGCGCATGGAGCGCGCCGGCATCGGGAAGATCCACTGATGTCTGGGATCACCGCCGATCGCGTTGTTGTCGAGCTTGAGGCTCGGCTTGATCGCTACGAGGCCAATGTCGCGCGCGCGGAAGCGAAGTTCGACAAGGCCATGTCGGGCATCCAGAAAAGCGCGGGCGTTACCGAAGCATTCGTCAGCCGGGCAGCGGGCATCATGTCGTCGGCCCTTGCTGGCGTCTCGGTCATTGCACTGACCCGGCAGTTCCTGACGCTGGCGGATGAAGCGAAGAAGCTTGATGCAACGCTTAAGCTCGCGACGCAGGGGTTCGGATCGTTCGGCCAGGCGCAGAAGGATGTGAACCGGATCGCCAATGACACGCGATCGGGCCTATCCGAAACCGCATCGCTCTATGCCAACTTCGTCCGCGGCGCGAAGGAACTCGGAGGCACGCAGGCGGAAGCGGCGCGGGCCACCGAGACGTTTTCCAAGACGCTCAAGATCAGCGGCGCCGATGCCAATCAGGCCGCATCCGCCACCCTGCAGTTCGGCCAGGCGCTCGCCGCTGGGGCGTTGCGTGGTGACGAACTGAACAGCATCCTTGAGGCATCGCCTCGTCTTGCCCGACTGCTCGCAGAGAGCATGGGTCAGCCGATCGGTCAGATCAAGCAGCTGGGCGAAGAGGGCAAGCTGACCTCCGAAAAGCTGCTGGCGGCGCTGACCGATCAGAAGTTCACTGCTGGCATCGACGCTGAGTTCAATCAATTGCCAGTGACATTTGGCGATGCGATGACGCGCATTTCTAATGCCGCACTCACGACATTTTCCGCTTTCGATCAGGGTGGCCAGTTCTCATCCATGTTGGCCAGCTTCTTCGGCGAAAGCGCAGATGGCTTCGCTCAGATGGAAGAGTCAGCATTCGATGCTGGCGCCGAAATACGAGCCACATTCGCAGGCCTGGCAGACGTGTTCCAGCCCCTTATCGACGGCGCGTTTGCGGCATTCGACCAGATCGAGGGCCGCGCAAACTACGCGCGCGATAGCATCGCCAATATTCTCCGGCTGGTCGATAACGTCGACAATACCCTGATTGGCATCGACAACTTCGGCCGCCGGTTCGACAATCGTATCAAGTCCACGATCAACGAGGCAGCGCGCCGAGCCGGCAATACTGGTGGCGAATTTTCGATGACGCCGCTCGCGAAGGAAGCGGATCGCGCCGGTCAGTTTCTCAAGGCTTTCAACCAGTCGATGGCCACATCGCAGGGCGAAAGGGCGGAAGATCGTTTTCGCAGAATGGTTGGGGGGACCGATGTTCTTGGCAATCCATTGCCTGGAACACCAGCAGCAGGCCGAGGTAAGCCAGCAGCCACACCCGCATCTTCCGGCAGCAAGAAGTCCCGCACGCCGCGCTCGCCACTAAACCCAGAAGCGTTCGCGCGCGAAGAAGCGCAGCTTAATAGTGAGATTCTTCGCCTAAAGACCGTCGAACTGACCAATTCGGAAGACCGCGCCAAGGTCGAACTGCAGCGCATCGAGGCCAATAAAGCCGCCGCCATCGCTGACGTTCAAGCCGACAAGCGCTACACGGACGCGCAGAAGGCGAAGATTGTAGCGCTGACTGAAACCGTCGCTGCTCTAGAGGCGGGCAAGGTCATTTACGAGCGCGATGTGCAGACGGCGAAGGAAGCTGTTGATATCCGGGTCAACGACCTGCGCAATCAGCAGGATATTCTGCGCGCGCAGGGTGGCCTGGCGCAAACGCGCGAACAGCGGCGCGATATTGAACTTCGCCTGCTCGATTTGGCGTACCAACAGGAACGCGCTGAACTTGACGCAGTGATCGCCAGCAAAGACGCAAGCGACGCCCAGAAGAAGATTGCGCAGGCGCGGCTAGATGCCCTTGGCCAGATGCAGCAGGCCGAAACGGATGGTGTCAATCAGCAGTATGAAGGCCCCCTAGCCCGCTACCGCCGCCGCATGGACGAAACCAGCACGCAGGATCAGGTCGAGGAACTGATCACGCAGGAACTGGACTATGTGCGCGACGGCATCCGGGACAGCATCACCAAGCGGCTGGGGGTGAAAGACCCGTTCCTGGCTGGAATCATCGACATGTTCATCCAGCAGCAGTTGATCAAGCCGCTCATGGATTCGTTCAGCGGCGGTGGCAAATTCAGCGGCTTCAGCCTCGAATCGATCGGCAAGATTTTCTCCTCTGCGGCAGGAGGCGGAGAAACCGGCACCGGCGTAGGCTTCGCATCCGGCGGCACGGCGACGCTCGGCGGGCGCGGCGGCACCGACCGTAACACCCTGTCGCTGAACGGGCGGCCGATCGCGAATGTCACGCGCGGCGAGACGCTGAGTGTGGGTAGCAAGGCTATCCGGGCGGGCGGCGGCAATCAGCCAACCGTCTACGCGCCGCAGTTCAATCTGGCTGGAGCGGTCGTCACCGCCGAACTCTACGCCGACATGGAGCGCATTTCCCGCGACAGTTCGACGCGCGCGGCGGGCGCTGCCTATGCGCAAAGCCAGCAGTCGATGCCCGGCACCCTCAACAAGTTCACGCAGTTGAAGGGTGGCTGATGAACGAGTCCTTCGGCATCCGCATAGCCTCAGATCCCCCGGCTCGGCTCTGGGGCGGCTTCGGCGACCTCGAAATCCCGGCCGACATCGTGGAGGACGAGCCGGCCATATACCTCGGCGGCGGCGAACTGCTCAACGCGCCCGACTTCGAAATTCCGATCAACGGCCAGGCCGAGCGCATCGATATCCGCCTGTCCGGTGTCAGCGCCGAAGTCCTCGCCATCGCGATCGGCGAAGCGGCCTCGGTGAAGGGCGCCAAGGTCCATTTCGTCCGCTTCTACTTCGATGAGGACTGGCAGCTTGAAGATGTCGAATATGACAACGTGTTCATTGCCGACAAGCTGACCTTCAGCAGCGAGGAAACCGATGAAGGCCGGTCGCGGGTGTTGACCCTCTCGATCGCCACCGAAGACACGGATCGCAATCGCTCGCCGCAGGCATATTGGACCGACGCGGACCAGCGCCGCAAGTCGCCCACCGACGCCATATTCAGCCATGTCGCCCAAATCTACCAGGGCGTGCTGCGCCGGTTCGGGCCGCGATGATGGAGCTTGGCGAATATCTCCGCGCGCCGAGGCCAAAGTGGGACTGGCGGACGCATGACTGCTCCCGTTGGCTGGACCGCTGGCTGGTCCTGCGTGGTCATCCCAGCGCCATGGAGGCGACCGGCATTACCTATGACGGCGAGCGAAGCGCTATTCGCACCATCGTGCGCGGCGGCGGCCTTCTGCCGCTCTGGCAGCGCGGCATGGAGGCGATCGGCCTTCCCGTGGTCGCTGAGCTGCAGGTGGGTGACGCCGCGATCCTGAATGCGCCCACCGACGACGGCCACAACCGGACGACCGGCATCTGGACCGGGCAGCGCTGGGCCAGCGTCCATCGCCATGGCCTGATCTGCGCGCCGGGCGATCCTTTGATGATCTGGAGGGTCTGATGGGCGGCGTCGTCAGGGCGATCGTCTCGCCGCTTAGCATCATCGATAAGGGGCTTGGCCGGCTCTCGCTCCAGATCGTGGCGATCGGCGCCGCCTTCATCCCCGGCGGACAACCGATCGCCGCCGCTGCCGCGCTGGCGCTGGCCGTCCTCTACAAGCCGAAGGGGCCGAAGCCTGAGCAGCAAGAGCGGTCGATCAAGACCCCCATGCCGGCGCGCGTGTCGGCCTATGGGCTGGTCCGGTTGTTCGGCGCCTATATCCTCTATGTCACGAACGAGGACGGCTATGCGGTCGATGTCTGGGCCTTCCATGACGGCCAGCTCGACTTCATCGAGCGCATCTATCTCGGCGACAAGCAGGTCAAGCTGAACGGCGGCGGCTTCGTCATCAAGCAGGATGACGGAGAGTTCGGCGATGGCGATACCATCCAGATCGGGACACGGCTCGGACTGCCTACCGAAACCGCATTCGCCGAGGTCATCGCTCGCCTACCAGGCATCTGGACCAGCAACCACCGCGGCGATGGTTTGGCGACCGGCTGCATGATTTCCAAGCCGGTGAAGGCCAAGAATTACAACGATGTCTATCCGACCGGCGGGCCGGATGCGAATGCCATGTCGATCGTCGCGCGTGCCCAGTTGGTCTTCGATTGGCGCGACCCGACGCAGGACATCAATGATCCGACGACATGGAAATGGTCGGACAACGCGGCTCTTGCCATCGCTCACTATTACCTCGTCCGCAACAACAAGGACTGGGACACGCATTTCGCGCCCACCCTCGCCTACTGGACTGCCTTCGCCGATGACTGCGATGTTCCGATGGCGGTCTATCACGGCGCTGGCGTGTTTGTGGACGATGTGGATTCCGGCGACACCAGCTTTGAACTGACCAGCGTTGAGGGCCTGGCGCCCGGCAAGACGGTCACGCTCGCGGCCTATGGCATCGACAAGGTGGTGGATAGCGTCAGCGGCAACACCGTCACCCTCACCTCTTCGCTGGGCGACGATTACAAGGCTGGAACAGTGCTGCGCTGGATCGGCGGCGGCACGGAGCCGCGCTATCGTGTCGCGCTAGCCCACAAGCACACCGATGCGCACAAGGTAACGCTCGGCAACCTGCTCGCGGCCTGCGACGGCATGGTGACGACGCGCGCGGATGGCGCGCTGGTCCCATGGTCTGGCCGCTATGTCGAGCCTGATCCTGATGACCTGATCGGCCCCGGCGAGATCGTCACTTGGTCGATGGACGACGGGATCGTTGACGAGGATCAGGCCAATGTGGTCGCGCTGACCTATCTGTCCTCAGATCACGATTTCACGACCGTTCCGACCAGCGATTGGCGGGACGAGGATAGCGTCGATGAGGTTGGCGAGAAGTCGACTTCGCTGGAGAATGCTGTGCCAAGCCATGCGCAGGCGGCGCGGCTCGCAAAGCGCCTGCTCGACAAGACAATGGCACCCAAGCGCGGCACGATCGCGACCAACCCCAAGGGGCGCAAGATCAGGGGCAAGCGTTTCATCCCCCTCCATATCGAAGAGGCGGGGACCGTCTTCTATTCCGGCCCGGCGGAGATTGTGCGGATCAAGCGGACGCAGACCGGTGTGCAGTTCGATTGGGTGCGCGCTAACCCGAACGTGGACGCCTGGAACGCCGCGACCGAGGAAGGCGAGCCGGCCCCCGTTGGCGCGCGGCCGGCGGTTGTGCCGCTGCCAACTCCGACGATCACGGATGCTGAAGCCGAGCTGGGCGACGGTGGAGCCGATGCGCGGGTGCGGATCACCGTCGACGGCTTCGACCGGGATGATGTGACTTGGTATGCCCGTTGGCGCATCACCACCGACACGACATGGAACGAGCAGGAATATACCGACATCGACCCCGGCCCGGCAGCGGTCCTGCTCACCAACCTTGTCCCGACCGATGTCAGCATTGATGTTGCTGTGGCCTATGGTGTTGGTGATGGCCGGCGGTCCGAGTGGTCGACGCTGGAATCGGTCAGCACTTCAACCGCAGCGCTGGCTCCTGCACCGCCTTCCGGTGTCGCCGGCACTGGCGAAACAGGCACAGCCTTGATCGAATGGACCAATGCGGCATCGGCGAACCTGTCCTATAGCCGCGTCTATCGCAACAGCACGAACACTATTGTCGGAGCCAGTTTGGCAAGCGGTGATCTTCCGTCTGCGCCGGGTGCGGATCAAAATTACATCGATACGATCGCCGCTGGGACATATTACTATTTCGTTCGTGCGTTCAGCGCGTCGGGCGCCCAATCTGGCGCCGCTGGAACAGGGGCCGTGACGGTGACTTAACTTGTCCCGTCCGTAGCTTCAAACCCCGCCCCGCCACAGGCTTCCCCCCGGTCTTCTTCTGACGGAAATGGGAGCTGCGGCGGATGGGCGCGGTCGTTACTGCATTCAATACCGCCTTTCGCGACTATGTAGCGGCCGGCATCCCCGCATCTGGCGAGAATGACCCGGCCAAGTCCGAGATCAGGGCGATCGGTGAGACGATCGAGCAATTGCTGGTCACGTCTGGCATCCAGTCGATCTACGAAACCACGTCAGCCGGGATCGCAGCTACCACCAACGGCCAGTTGTTCATTGTCGCAGGCAGCGGCGATGTCTTCGCTTATCTCTACAAGAATGTGGCCGGCGTCGCGGTCTATCAAGGCGTCTCCCTGCCATCGAGCGCAAGCGTCGAAGCGCTGCAGGATGCGCTGGTCGAGATCCAGGGCGTGGTCGGTGATGTCGCGGTTCTGAAAGAGGCCGCCGGTTACCCGTCGATCTACCCCGTCCCGGGTTGGGAAAAGATCGAACTGGACGCAGACGGCAGGTTCTCCAGCGGTCGCAAGACGGACAACACCGAGTGGGCAGCCAAGAACCACGCAGAGGCCCAACTGGAAGAACGGCCGTGGCGCTTCCCCTTCCCGATTGCCGATTGGGTGTCTGTCACTGTCGATCCAAACAACAAGTTCGAAGCTGGTGTTGATCGCTGGGGCATCTACTGGGTCGGCTATCGCGGCGAGATTGTTCCGGTCGGCAATGGTGGACTGATCCTGAGCGCCTGCGCCTATGGTGACAGCACCACCTATGGCGATGAACTGACCGCGCGCAACGCCGAGCGCTGGACGACGCTGCTTGGGGCCGATCTGGGCATCCCGATCTGGAATCGGGGCGCGAACGGCCAGAGTGCCGCCAAGATCGTTGCCCGCGCCGGCGGCTATATCTCGACCGCATCGGTGACCGGCGGTTCCATCCCAGCGAGCGGCCCGGTGACGCTGACTGACAGCAGCGTGCCCGACATGCTGTCCAGCTATACCTATGACGGCCTCTGGGACGTGATGACCGACGATGGCACGCGCATCCGGGGGACGCTGACCCGCGCCAGTGGCACGGCCTACACCTTCACGCGCCTCAATGCCGGATCGGCCAAGGCGGCGGCGATCGTTGACCTGATCCCGATCACGGGCCGCAATGACCTGGCCGCCCATGCTTTCATCGGCATGGGCATCAACGACGAACCCGCCACCGGCGCCAATACCTCGCTCGATGACATGAAGGCGCATTACCGCGCTATCACCAGTGCGTGCAAAGGCGGCTTCACGGTCTGGGGCGTCCTCGATCGCGGTGCCGGTGAGCCGACCGCGAACATGGCCTTCATCCTCGCGCTGGAGACGTGGCTGCGGCAGGAATATGGCAGCGCCTACTGCCCGGTTCGCCCCTATCTCGCCAGCGCGCGAGCGCTCGCGGACGCGGCACTTGTGGCGCCAGGCTTCACCCCCACCACCGACGACACCGATGCTGTCGCGGCCGGTCGAACGCCGCCCTCTTTCCGCTTCGGCGGCGTCCATCTGAACGAACTGGGCCACCAGCTTCAGGCCCGCTTCATGTCCCGCTTCCTGCGCGCCCGCAGCCCCAACACCGGATCGCCGCAAGCCAGCTTCCTTCTGATGGAAGGCAGCGGCAGAATCATTCTGGAGAACTGAGAATGGCCGACCGAAAGGCTTCTGATCTGGTCGGTGCCTCCGATCTCAATGGCTCGGAAATCTGGGCAGGCGTTCAGGGCGGCGCAGATTGCAAGATCTCAGCGGATCAGCTTTCCGATTTCGTCCTTGAGGCGGCAAGGGCAGACCCCATTATCGGCGCGGCGGGCGCGCAACCCTATGCAGAGGCGGCTGAGCAGTCTGCGCTCGACGCGGAGGAAGAAGCCAATCGCGCGGCCGATGAAGCTGACCGATCGCAGACCGCCGCAACCACCGCGGTCATTGCCGGTCAGCTTTATCCCGACGCAGCGACTGGCAATGCTGCGGCATCGGAGGGCGGATATTATTATGTCGTCTCGCCGTCGAACAATGAAATCGCCCTGCTTTACCGCAAGGTAAGCGGATCACCGGTATCGCAGGGGAAATCGATCCCCTCTTCGGCATTGGTCTCCGCCACGGTTGAGGACGATAGCCAAGCCGCTGCAGCCCAGATCATTGCGCCGCCGGTGGCCACTATCGATGTCTATGCCGTCGATTATAAGGGTGCCGCAATCGTCTATTTCGACCGGGTGAATAACGCCTTCGTCATCCAGATGGTTGGTGACGAAAACCAGAGCTTCGCCAACGCGTCGTCGCTGAACGCGGTCCAGTCGGACACCAATAAGCGCATCCTTCAGGTGGATGGCGCTGGCTTGGCCATCGATTATTACGATCTGGTCCAGCAAGGCCGCGTAATCAAAATGGTCGGTGATGAGGCTGACCAGCAAGCGGCAGCCCTCCAGATACTCGCGCCGCTTCTCGATGACGGATCGCGGGCAACGATCGTGAATGATTTGGGCCAGGCCCTTGAGATCATCGATGCCAATGGCGTCCGTCGTTCAACCGCTTTGGTGTCGGCTGACTATCCAATCTATGCGGTTCAGATCGAGGCCGATGCCGTGCGGCTCTATACGCGGCAGGGTGACGAAACCTCGAACGTTTATATCCAACTCAACTTCCTGCATCAGACGAACCCCGACCGCCGGGCCGATGTCTGGCACCTGTGGGAAGCCTATGAGTGCGCGATGACGGCGCCTGGCGTATTCACCATCGGGCAAAAGATGGTGCAACAGGGCGAATGGGAGTTGGCTGGCCAATTCAAGGCCGCGACCGGCAGAGCCTACGACCATGTTGGCGGTACGCTGCACGGCAACGAAGAGTTGACCGAGTTTCATCTGGCGATCGACGGCGTGTTCATCGATCCTGCTGATGCAGATAATTTCGGCTATTACACTCCGGCCATTGTCGAAGCGGCAATGCATAGCGACCTTTTCCTGCTGAGCACGGTCGAAGCTGACCAATGGTCCGAGGATAACCCCAAGTTCGCCGACTGCTGGAAATATTGGCGGTTCACCCCTGAAACATCGGTGCGCAATCGCACAATCATCGGCTGGATCGATAGCGGCGAACTGTCCGTTTATGACTATGACCATTTTTATGTCGGCATGGTCCCGATCTTGCGCCTGCATGGTTCGACGCTGGTCACCCATACCGGGGCGTTCGGCATCACTACGACGCCGATGGTGACGCAATTCCCCTCATTCAACACTGTCACCTATTTGCCGTCGTTTTCGGCGGCCGTCCCGGATTTCACGTCCGTCCCCGGTTTCGTGCCAGGGTCTTCGGAATCGGACACTGCGGATCATTGCCGGGTGTGGGGCGACCGATACTCGGCCGAGTGGCGCGCAATATCGGGCTGGGGCCAGAATAGCAGCGACATCTATGTCAGCACTTCGTCCCAATACAACAAGATCTACCCGTCTTGGGTAGAGGTCGCGGTCAATGCCGGAACGACGTTGGCATTTGAATATGAAGTCAATCTTTCCATCAATGTGGGAGCATAACCATGCGCGTCGAAGTCATCCCTGGCGCGGTCGCAAGCACCGGCGCACCGTCGATCAGCGTCTCTCTGGCAACCCCTGCGGTGGTGGCCAAGGGGGAAATCAAAGGCTTCCTCGATCGTCTGACGGGAACCTACGACGCGCTGCAACTGGCGATCATCAAGGATGCTTGGTGGACGTTGAAGAACGCCGGTATGCTTGAAGCAACCCAGAGCGACATGATCCTTATGCCCATGGTCAATCAGGCCGATAGCCTGCTGAACTGGGTGAATAACGGCCTGACCCCGACTCTGACCGGCGGCGCGTGGGCAGGTGGCAAGCTTTCGCTCGACGGCATCGATGATTACCTGTCGCTGTTCAACCCGTCGTCGGGCACCCGCGCTTGGGCGCTGGCAAGCGATCATATCGGGATCGATATCCGCACGATCGCTCAGGAAAACCCTGCCGGTTCTGCCGATGGCAATATCCCCCTGCAGCGCTCTGTTCTGGGTGTCGGGACGACCAGCGGCGGCAATCTCTATTATATCCCATACAATGGCAGCTCGACGCCGGCGGGTTCGGCAGGGATGCGCAACAATGCTGCATCCACAGCTTCAGTTACCTCCGGCAGCAGCGCGGCGCGGGCTGTCGACACGCTGTTCAACCGCATCGACGCCAGCAGCGTGGAGGCGATCTTCGAAGGGACGCTGCGCCAGACGGTGAGCCAGACAGCCGCCGCGGTGCCAACGAACACCATCCAGATCGGTCGGAACGGCAGCGAATATTCGAAGCTGACGATCGGCGCTGTCACCGCTGGCGCCAAGCTGTCCACTGCGCAGAAGGCGGCCCGCCTTCGGGTGATCCAGAACATGCGCAAAAAGTTCGAGGTATAACGCCATGACCATCGTAACCCGCCGTTCCGTCTCCAACCCAGAAAGCGCCGGCCTTCCCGCGCTGGAGCTGCCGACCGCCTCCGAGGTCGCCCTGCTCGAAAACGGCAACGTGCTTCGCTGGTGGCGCGCGAGCCAGGGCTATAATGCCGATGGCTGGGCCTGCTGGAAGACCGGTGCCGAACTTATCATCGAACGCGACGCCATGCCCGCGCGCCAGACCTTGGCGGCCTACAACAACAAGCCGGCGCTGGTATTCTCTGCCGCGACCCAGCTCTACGGTGCCGGGCTTTTCCCCACCGACACGCCCTACTCGCTTGTGGTGGTCGGCCGGGCCGGGCCGAATGACAACGCGTTCCTCGCCGGCGCGACGAAGGTGGGCAACACGAACAAGAGCATGGTCTGGCACACCGGCGCGACCGGCGACGGACGGGTCGGCTTCACCCATGAATATGCCGATAACAGTGGGCCGCAGTCGCTTATCGCGACCTCGGCCAACCGCTTCTTCACCGATGGCCCGATGTGCATCATCGGCTCGCACGACGCCAGCAACGTCAACAAGCTTGGCCTGCGGATCGACGGCGGGTCGGTCTTCAATGGCCTGAGCAGCCCAGGCGGCACCTCCACCCCAAACACGTCCCCCGACCTGCATGTCGGCGGCGTCAACGCGACCGGGAGCGCGATCGGCGGCGGGATGGATGGTGGCGACATTGCCGAAATCCTCGTTCTGAACACCGCCCTGCACCTCAACACCGCGCTTCGCGATACGGTCGAGGCGATGGTGAACGAGCGCTATGCGCTGTGGTGATCCAGCGGGCGCCGTCCGTAGCGTGGCGACGGCGCCACATCCACGCTTCTGAGCATGCTCGCAACCTTTCCGACATGCCAGTTCAGCTTCGCATCGCGCGAAATCATGGTGCGTTCCAACGTCATTTCGGGCGGGACAGCGCTGAACGGTGATGAGGCCGCAATCGTCACTGATGGAGGCGGCCGATGGGTTGCCGATTATCAGAACGCTCCGCTCAATAGGCGGGAGAAGGTTCTGTCCTGGCGGGCACTGCGGGCGCTGCTGAACAGTGGGACGCGAGCGATCATATTCCCGATTTGCGACGCACGCCATCAGCCCGTGGTTTCCCGGTCGCGCGTCCCGCACAGCGACGGCACCCCATTCAGCGATGACAGTCTATATTCGTCGGGTGATTGCGAAGTCTATGCCGCAGCCGACGCCCCCCTGCGCGCTACGAGCCTGACGCTCAACATCGTGCAATTGGGCAAGCCGCTGATCGCAGGCGAGCGGTTCAGCATTGAGCATCCAACGTGGAGCCACAGGCTCTATGAAATCGCCACGATCGAAGGCGATCAGGTCGGGTTCCGGCCGCCCTTGCGTGAAGCGGTCACCGCTGGAACAGCCCTCAATTTCGCCGATCCGCGCTGCGTGATGCGGCTTTCTGGTGACATGTCGGCGCCCCTCAACGGCCCGCGCTTTGCCGCCGGCTCGCTGATGATGGTCGAAGATATGACAGGGCAATACGCGTGAATAGGACACCAAAATGACCGCAGACGAACACATCGCCGCGATCACCGCCAGCATCAAGGAAGTCGAGCGCCTGACCCGCAAGGCGCGGAAGGCCGCCGTGGCCCTTCACGCGACCCTGCAGGCCGCCGCGATCGACTTCAAAGCGACCTATGGCCATGACAGCGAAGCGATGACCGCCGCCGTCGCGCCGAAGACGCCGCCCAAGGAAGACTGATGCTGCTGGACCTCGCCATCCTCGCTGCAACGGGCATCCTGGCCCGCACAGCCTATCAGGCGCAGCATGACCTGCTGTCCGCGATTCTCGGGGTGGCGTGGGGTCTCTCCGCGCTCTGCACGGCGATGATCTGGGGCGGCGTCTTGCGGCATAGCTACACCCCGGCGGCCCTATCCGTGATCGATATCATGGTCGCGATCGTGGCCCTTGCGATATGGACAGAACAGCGTGATCGCCGCGCGCAGGTCGTGGGCCTGATCTCCATCGCGCTCCTGTGCTGCCATTGGGGCTATTCAGTCTCCCAAGGCCGCGGAACGTGGTGGGTCTATGCCTTCATCCTCAACGCTGGCTTCGTGCTGCAGTGCGTGACCGCCGGGGGTGGCTGGTATGGGGTGGCTCATTTCCTTGATCGTTTCCGGGGCAGGCGTGATCGTCTGCACATGCATCGCGACGGGGGTCGTTAAATGGACCTTGATCCGGGACTGGTGGCGAGCATCAAGATAGCGGTCGCATCGCTGGCGGGCGGGATAGTCCGCCTGCTGTTCAAGCCTGCCGAGAATTTGATGAAGACCGTCTGGCTGCTGGCTGGATGCGTGACCTGCGGCTTCTACGGGACGCCGGCGATCATGAAGTGGTGGAGCATGGACCCTGAATATGCGGGCGCGATCGGGGCGGCGCTTGGGCTGGTCGGGCTGTCCTTTGCCCAAGGCGCGCTCAAGGCGGCCGACAAGTTCGACGTGTTGGCATGGATCAAGCGGCGGGGGGAAGTGTGATGGATCACCGGGGGCTTCAACAGCGCTTGTCGGACCTTGGCTTCTACGCCGGCGTGATCGACGGAAAATTCGGCCCGATGAGCAAGGCCGCAACCCTCGCCTGCCTGACCGATGGGCCCGACCATCCCGTGACAGCCAGCGATATCGAGGCGGCCGCGCGCTGCCTTGGTGTCGACCCGGCGAAAATCTGGGCCGTCTACGATGTCGAGGCCGCCGGTGACGCATTCATTGACGGCCGGCCCGCGATCCTGTTCGAGCCACACCGGTTCAGCAAGGCGACCGGGCGCCGCTATGACGCGAGTCACCCCAACATTTCGTCGCGCGTCTGGAATCGCAAGCTCTATCCCAAGGGGCAGGCCGCGCGCTGGCAACAGCTGCTCGATGCCGTCGCGCTGAACGTCGACTCTGGCTTCGCATCGGCCAGCTATGGCGCGTTCCAGATCCTGGGCGAGAACTTCGCAGTCTGCGGCGCGGCCGATCCGTGGTCCTTCGCGTGGCGGCAGTCGCAGACCGAAGGTGACCAGTTGGAGGCGTTCCTAGGCTTCGTGGATGGCCGCGGCCTCAAGGGGGCGTTGCAGCGCGGCGATTGGGCTGCGTTCGCCAAGGGCTATAATGGCAGCGCCTACCGCGAGAACAAATACGACGAGAAGCTGGCCAAGGCCTATGCCAACCGGAGTGCGGTGGCATGAACAACCGTCACAACGTCATCGCCTATCTGGCCACCCTCGCGGCCATCGTCATCATGTCGATCGCCGCTGCGGTCATATGCGTGTCCATCAGCCCTGACACGCATCTAGCGCAGATCGTCGCCGCGCTCGGCTTCATCAGCGCAGCAGTTACCGGCCTGATTGGCGTGATCGGAACCTTCAAGGCTCGGGACAACAGCGAGGCGGTGAGCGAGCAGCTTATCGCCAAAATCCCGCCTGCCGCTGCACCAGAGGAGACACAGCCATGATCTTCGCCGCCGGTTTCTTCATGGGCGCCGCAACGGTGGTGGGAGCCATCGCCATCGTGGCAACCGTCGTCTGGAAAGACGTTCGCGGATGAGCCTCGGCAAAGCCATCCTCTCGATCGCGCGCTTCGCCCTCAAGAAGATCGTGAAGCCAGCGGCCGAGGAATATGGCCCCGATATCCTGGCCGATGTCGTCAGGCGGCGGAAAGATGGCGAACGGCGCCGTGATGAGGAACTACCGGGAAATATGCGGTAGTTGGGTGACGGCGCTCTATCCTGCTGAGCTATATCGGAGTCTCTTACACCCCGAAGCGGGACTTGAACCCGTGGCCTCCGTCACCCCAAGCCCGATGCCGAAGCAGAGCGGGAACCTAATCTGGTTGCAGGGGCTGGATTTGAACCAGCGACCTTCAGGTTATGAGCCTGACGAGCTACCGGACTGCTCCACCCTGCGAAGCCCTTGTAGCCTATCGGCGGCGGGAAGGGAATGGCTACATCACTGGAAGCGCGATCTCAAACATGATGCCGACAAGCGTCGCGCCCAGCAGCAGGCCAATCATGAAGCATTGGGTCCGGGTCATTGGCCAGCGCCATCCGAGTCACGCTCAAGCAACTGATCAAGCTTCCGGTCTATCTCATCGACCGCGCGGTCGTGCCTCTTGCTCCATTCCTCATGTTGCCTGGCGCGTTCAGCTTCGACACGGCCCTGATAGGGCTTGCTGAATAAAAGGTATGAAGCCGATAGCCCGATAAGCACAATGGCGGGGAATGCTAAAAGCGGAATGATGCCTCGGTTCATGTTCGTTGATCCTTCACACATTGCTTGGCCGACTGAAGCGCCGCGATGATCAGATCAACGACATCAGGGTTGATGTCGATTGACGGATATTTGCCATCCTTAGTGACGCCCATCAAAGATATGAGGCCATTATGCACAGAGATTTTCGTTGAAGAACCGTCGAACAAGCTTTTCTCGTCGCGGTTGCTGATGCTTGCGATATTGATCATTTCCCCGCCTCCCGCGCATCAGCCATAGCCTTGGCCCCGACATGCTCGCCGCTTTCGATCTGACCGATCAGTGCGTTGAGCCACCCGCCTTCGTTGTCTCCGCCCTCCTTCTCCCACCATTCCATGTGGGCCAGAACGTCGTCTCGCTCAACTCGGCGTTCGTCGGATAGGTGGGAGCCGATACTAAGCGACGGACCAAGTGTAATGATACATGTCAGCTCGTCTGGCCCCGCCTCCTGTGATTCGGAGAGGGCGGCGCGGGCGATTTTTGCTAATTGCCCGTCCTTGACCTCCCAATGAGTTTCTGGGTTTTCCTTTGTAGCGGTCCATTCCTGATGCTGGTCAAACCGGGTAATGATTTCCAGCGCCTTCCGCAGCCTCTCAATCTCCGCATCCTTCGCGGCGGTTGCAGCAGCGACGGACTGGAGGCGGTCTATGATGGACCTGATATCGTGTCTGGTGAGGCTCGCCTTCCGCACCGTGAAATCGGGACCGCTGGAAGCCTCGATGCAGTAGCGTAAGCGCTCAACCAGTGCATCGGCCGCAGTCGTCAAGCGTTCCTTGACAGATGACGGCTCCGCGGCCTGCTCAAGCATTTCGGCTACTTGCGCGTCAAAGTCCGCGTCTCCCTTGCAGTAGAAGCCGGTCTGACCAAACCTCACACGGCTCGCGCGGCCACGCAGAACCTTCGCCATCTTCACAGCATCAGTCATGTTCGGAGCCTTTCGATAGGAGGATGGCGCGGACTTCGAGGCCGAGCGGGGTGAGGCGATCGCGGTTGAGCGTGAGAAACTGCGCCACGCCTTCCGGCCATGGGTTGCAGGTGATCCGCGCCGTGAAGAACGGATAGCCGAAGTGGTTGGACATCATGTCCTCGGCTTCCATGATCGATCGTCGCTGCGCTCGGGTCAGCTTCTCGGCTATCTGGTGGGCGGTCATAGATTGATCCTCTCGCTGCGAAGCATCTCAGCACACCGGCGCAAATAGGCGAAGTGGACGCCAGCCCTGCCATCGGTCGGCAGCAGGCTTTCAATCATCCGCGCTGCTACGAGGTGCGCGGACGACGCAAAGCACTCGCCTTCTCGCATGCACCGGCCATTGTAACTGCAATCTGGCGAGTATCCCTCACAGCGCATCATGGCGTTGGCGAACCGGACATCGCTGGCGTTGTGGCGAAGGTCGCGTTCCCTCGCCTTCTGGTGGGCGGGGGTCATGGGGTCGGCGCCTTCCCTGCAGCCCAGCAGATTTGAACCACATAGGATGAGGACACGCGGTGAACCCGTCCCTCACGCTCCATCCGCTCCAACCGGCGCCGTATCCATGGCGTCTCCCTGCGGAAGCCTTCCATCCACAAGACATTGCGGATCACATAGGTCATCGCCCGCGATCCGTGCTTGGTGATCGCGCGAATGATATCGTCGTCTGTCGGGTCAGGTTTTGTCATCGCGAATAGCTCCCACGGTGGCCGCGCTCTCCATATTTGGCGCGGCGGGTTTTCCAGGCTCGGGCGCGGATTTCGGACATTTCGGCGGCCGACTTTGGGGCGGCTCGCTTGACGTATTGGCGGGTGAAGTCGGGGCCGCAGTCGATGCCTGCACCGTCGCAGTCGGCGCCATGAACGCACGGCCACCGCCTCCCCTCCCCGCCCGCCAGCGCTTTTTCTTGGGGGTGGGTCATGCGGCGGCTCCGATCGGATAGCCGTCGAGATGGCCGATCAGTGCCGCGTAGAATTGCGTGAGCGTTTCGGCATCGATTGCATTGCCGTAACCGCGCAGTCGTCCCACACGGGCGGGAGCCTCATGAGCCAGCGGGAATGTGCCGGGTCCAACCGGCCGCCACTTTCCATCCCGGCAGAAGAGCCAGTCAGCAAGCTCCCGTCCGAGCATAGGCGCATGGGCTGGTCCGTTATGACCAAGTGGGGCAGGTCTCGAAGCATCAGCCCGCCAGCCTTCCGATCCGACCGCGCCGACTGCGTTTCCGCTCCCGTCGTGTCCGATGCGCTGGGAGTGGGCCAGCCAGCCATCAGCGCCGCCGTCGCTATCACCAGTCCAGCGCCGTTCGAGTTGCCATGCTTCTCCTTCAACCGCTGGCGACGCGCTTCCGTCACCTCCAAGCTGCTGTTGATGTTGAAGCATCCAGCGTCCGGCGTGGGCCATCCTGCCAATTCGACGCAGTTCGGCAACTCGCTGTTCTTGTGCGCCGCCGCTCCTGCTCGCCCACGGCTGTCCGCCGCCAGTGGTGTCGGCCACCCAGAAAGCCCGGTCCCTGATGTGCGCGCCGCCGAAGCCCGCAGCCGGTAGCGGGACAAGCCCGAAGGCGTAACCCATTGCTTCCAGGTCAGCTTGTACAAGATCGAACCATACATCGACACCGCCGCCCGACACCTGCTCTCCAGCGACGACTGCAGGCTCGCACTGCTCGATGAGGTGGTAGAAGGAGGGCCAAAGGTGCCGCTCGTCAGCAAACCCTTTTCCTTGGCCTGCCGCGCTGAAAGGCTGGCACGGGCAGGATCCCGTCCAGATCGGACGATCATCGGACCAGCCTGCGCGACGGAGGGCGTAGCTATGAACGCCGATCCCGGCGAAGAAGTGGCACTGAGTAAATCCAGCAAGCTCATCTGGGCAGACATCTTCGATGCTCCGTTCGTCCACGATGCCAGGGGCGATCACGTCGCGCGCAATCAGTTCGCGCAGCCATGCCGCGGCGAATGGGTCGATCTCGTTGTAGTAGGCGGTGGCCATCGCTCACCCCCTCCCCATCAGATCGGCGGGGCGGGTGGCGGATGCCCTGGATGCAAGGCGAACCTCCTTTTTGTGAAGAAGGTCGAGTTCGTTGATCATCGCTGCATCTACGACGCGGCCTGCATAACGCAGCCACTCATCGTTCGTGATTGGGAAGCGACGCCCCCGTAATTCCATCGCCTCAACGGCGTTATGCTGGCGCGGCTCGAACGCCCCGCAAGCCGGACATGATGAGGATGCTGATACTTCGGACATTAGGATGCCTTCCCGTGACCGAGGAAGCGCAGCAGGCGATAGGCGGCCTGCACCCCGTTGTTGGTGTTCTTTCGCTGCCACGCGCTCTCACGCGGCGACCAGCGGAAAGCCTCACCCTTGAGTTTGGCGATCACCTCCGCTTCCGGCTTACCGTCGAACAGCAACTGGATGCGATCGAGCGTCGTGTTCTGCACCAGTTTAACGCCGGGGAAATCGATTGAGCGATGCTCTACCGTTGCTGCCTCGGCGCTCAAGGCCGCCTTTTCAGCGCGGCGAGCCTGACGATCAAGCCATGCGATTGGACGATGGGCGAAAGCATAGTATTCTTCGCCACGCTTACGCTCTGTCGCCATTGCCTTGTTGTTGCGGGCGACAGGAAAATTAGCCGGGCCGGTGATCATGGGATTGGCGGTGCGGGCACCGGCAGCCTGATAGGCAATCCATAGGTTGATAGCTTTCGCCGTCCATTCCTCAACCTGCTCTGCCGTGGCATCCCTCTCCGCAAGTGCAGCAACCCCATCGCCAATGCTCTCGACAGCCTCGCGAATGGCGCTCTCCGCCCTCTGCCTCGGAGAGTGAGACCGCCATGACCAGTTGCCTGAGAAGTGATCCAAGCCGCCCACTGCAGACAACAGGCGATCTTGCAAATCGCCTCTATTTTCGTTTACATCACGTCCCGCAGGTATTTGATTCTGCAC